GCCCATGTCCAGCACTACATCGTTGTAGCCGCGGACAAGGTCGATGGACTTGTCTACCAAGGCGGTCTCGGTGCCGTACTTGCGCAGAACGGTGCGCATTTTGCCCGGCATATAGCCCTTGACGCGGAATCCCAGCGAGCGGAGCAGCAGGCCAGCTTTCTTAGCGGTCAGTGGCATGAAGAACTCGGACTTGGAGGGATAAGTGTCCCACGCAGGGATGTTGCCGGAAGTATTAAGCGCCGTCACGACCGAAATCGGGTCGATAGGAAGTTTCACTCCGACAATGTCAGCAAGCTCTTTCATGCCCTGTTCGATTCGTGCATAGTCAGTGTAACTAAGCGCTCCTTTCATACCGGAGGCCCACTCCTGCTGTTCAGCCGTTGTCCATGTGCCGGTTCTGGCTTTGGCTGTTAGCTCTTTTACGCGGTCAACATCCGCCTGCGTTCGGTCGGTAATCCACTTTGCCATACAATCACCTCTTAAAAAATCAGTTTGCCGTCAGCGTCAATGGAAAGAGACTTTGGGACGGTAAATGCGGGGTGAACGACATTGTCATATTTACGAGGACCCTCGTCATTCGTAGCGTAAGAAATCGTCTCTGCGTTGCCATTCACTTGTAACGTAGAATCATACACGGCGTATGCGTTTACAAGTTTGCTAACCAACAGAGGTCGCCAGTACTTGTTGGCGCTTGAGCTTGTGCCAGCAATATCATAGAGCATCTGAAGCGAGTACAGATAAGGAGTTCTTGTCCAAATGGAACGTCCTCTCTCAGAACCCTCTATATCGGATGCAAGCATTGTCTTCAGGATTTCAGATGCATTTTGCAGGGGAGTCCCCTCGTTGTGCTTATAACTCGGGCTGCTAGTCGTCCAATTCGGGGAATCAGAACCTTCCGTGTCGTATCCAAACTCATGGCTGGAAAGAAGGAAAACGCTTTCGGCCATCGTGGATACCCTGCTGCTGCCAGAGTTACAGTAAGAATCGGAGAAGCCCGGGGTGTAGTAGATGGCTGTCTTGTTGATAGCTTGCTTTTGAGCATAACTGAACGAATTGAAGTAGTCGCCGTTAAGCCAACTGCTCACGTCGCTGCTGGCATAAGTAGACCATGTGGAATCCCAAGCCATGATAGCCGCGTAATGCTTTCGAACCAGAAGAGTTCGTCCAACTCCGTTCAGCTCGCTCTCATAGTCGTGCTTCGCAACGATGAACTCAGCCACGTTGCCGCCCTCGTCCATAAGAACAGTGTCGCCCTCTGCAACATCAAACAGGTTGTACGATGTTGTAATGAAAGAACATTTCGCGGAGACGTTGCCCACAAAGGCAGTGACAACAGCCTTGCCTGGGGAGTTCCACTTGACTTGACAAGTGGATTTTCCCTCTGCATTTGTCAGAACGTGAAGGGAGACAATTCCTTCGGGAGAAGCTGCCCAGTTGATTTTGGGAGAATCAATGGTAGCGGGGGACAGGGTAGCGGAAAGAACAACGGAATCACCCCAGTCAAGCTGTTCGCTGACATGGTCAAGAGATAAAGCCTGAGCATCTGCCATCATGTACCCTTCTACAGTACCTTTGAAGCACCCATTGAAGGTGTATTTTGCATTTGTCACAAGCAAGACGGCATCGTAATTAAACTGATGGTGAATCTTTACCATATCAAGAGCGTCAACGATAGGGCTTGCCCGATAAGTAAGAGAAGCTTTGCGACGATTGGAAAGGACTCCATAAGACTCCGTAAGGGCATTTCTGGATTTTGCAAGAATGTCCTTTGTGAGCATAACATTGCTCAGAGTCTGGCTCACGCCCTTGCCCGAAGGGCTTTCGGGATAAGCGTAGGTGGCGCCACCTACGGTGGTCACCACGTTGAGCATATTTTGAGCAAAGGTGATTTCCGGCCAAGAATAATTGTTCAGCACCGGAATATCCAATACCGAGTCAGAGGCGACAGAACCGTACACACGGTTAATCTTTATTACGCCGTCACGAGTCTGGTACAGAGCCATTCCGGCCGCATTGGCGGCAAGCTGCAAAATATCGGAGTTGTGATAAGTAGACCCATCGCTCGTGATGTCCGTAGAGTAGTCTTTCAGTTCATCAGAGATTTCTGCTGTGATTCCGTCTGCCTCAAGCTGTTCTAACGCATCGTAGCACATCTGGTAAAGTGTACCGTATTTTCTTCCGGTGTACTTCGTGCTGGATAGATACAGGAAAGCGTCTCGCGCCTGAAAGGACGCCTCAATGCTGTTGGCGGGGACGCTCCACTCTGACAAGAAGAACATTCCTCCGCTCACCCATTCGGTCTTCCCGTCAACATCCATTCCATAACGAACAGTGACAGGCTGGCGCTCATAGATGTACTTGTAAATCCCTTGAGGGTTTACGGAGTCCCATGTGCGGTCGCTGTTATCCAAACTAAAGGAAATCGACTCCTGAGAAAGCTGCCCGGAGATAGGGTCTCTTGCAGAAGAATGGATGTAAGACAAAATTTTGGTCTTGTCAAACACCAGATACCTGCCGATTTTCACTTGTTCGACCCTTACTCGGCGGTTAGGGAGACACCACTTCAGCACCTCAATCTCTACGGCATCAAACCCGGAAAGCTCTACATCAACATCAGAACGGACGGATTTGTTTCCGTTTACGGTCACAGTTTTTAACCTGTTAGTCCCAAGATATGCGCTGACCGAAAAATCTGTAGCGTATTCTTCAAATACCGTAGACCAGCAAATTGAAACTCCGGGAATCGAGGACTTGCTCTCACTCGGAAGTTCAAGCCGAATAACAGGATGGTTTGAATCGTCAAAAATCTTGGCGCTCAAAAAACCAGTAGTTCCATACGGAGGGGAAGAAGGAACAATGGCGCAACTTCCGTCAAGAACAGTGAGATTAAGCTCTCCTGTGGAATACCTCGGAATGGAAGCATTATTGGAAAGCGCAATACTGTGAAAGGTGGAGAACGGGGCTGCCAATGACGTGACGATGGTAGCCTTTTTGTTGATACCCGGTTCAGTAATTCCACAGGTGATCTCTACAAAAGATTCCGGGACGAGGGTTTCGTTAAATTTTTCTTTCCACTTATCGGAGACTTCAACCATGTGTCATACCTCCACAAGAGAAAGTTTGCACCCTGTCCATCCCATCACGCCACCGGTTTTCGGCCCTCTACGCCACATTCCGCCGGTGCGGTCGGAGACATACATCTGACGGGTGGTATAACCGGCTGTGGCTTGGTTATAGAATTTAACAGTACAGTAAAAATTTGTAGTGAAGAGGCTCAAGATGTCGGCCCACTGCCGCGCAGTGAGGTAGTTCCATGACATGGAGACTTTTGCTACGTCATGTCGCACGACAGAACCAACAACCTTGCCCTGAACATTTCGGCCAGAGTCCACGATCGTGCTAGTCGTTCCCTCATAAGAGGATGGTTCCGGAAGCTCTACGCCATTCACCGTAACCAGTGCAGGGATATTGGCCATCTGAACCATCCTTTCTTAATAGGAATAAACTTCAGTACCCATAATAGACACACCACGTTCTTTCTGGGTCTTTTCAACAGAAGCGGTGAGCTGCTTGCCATCAAGGTACACTCTTACATCTCTTCCATCAGAGATTTCCTCTCCATACCGCTGCCAGATGTCGAGAAATGCATTGTAGCAGCCGTTGTACACAGCATCTCTCATCTCTTCGGAGTTTCCACTTGCGGCAGAATAAGTGCCACTATAGGAAGAGCTGGATGTCGAGGAATTGTAGCTAGAGCTTCCAACATACTGAGATGTATCGCTGTAACTACTGGTAGAATGGCTACCACCAAGTTTTGATACAATTCCAGCGATTGCAACACCAAGGGCGGCGGCAGCAGCAAGGGCTACGATTCCAGCGGGAATGCCAAAAACCGTAGCGCTGAGGGCGGCGCCCACAGCAGAAAGCATTCCCGCCACTGCGGTTCCGATGGTGCTTACCAGCCCGGCAAACCCAGCGAAAATTGTCGGGAAAGAACTGAGCAAGCCGCCAGACAGCGCAGCGCTGATTGCTTTAGCAGCCGTTGCGAGAGGAGACTTCACGTTTCCGAAAGCCTGCGTAATACCAGAAAGCATCGTCTGAGTTTCAGAGGAAACCTTTCCGAAATTCTGAGTCAGTGCGCTCACCAGATTTTTGCCAATGGTAGCGGCTGTATTCAGCAGAGAAGAAGCTTGGTTTTTCAATTCTTTGCTCAGTCTGCCAAGCAAATCGCTTGCAACGGACTTGACGCGTTTACGCTGCTCATCGCCTATAGCGCCCCAAATGCCAGCGGCAATGGTAGTGCCGACCGTTTTCCAGTCGCCACTCTGCGCGGCCTGAATGAAGGTCTGCACTGTGCCGAAGAAGTCGGTCTTGAGGTTGTTATCGAGTTCGCCCCACTTAGAGTCTAGCCCGGAAATGATGCCGTTGACGTAACTTGTGCCGCAGTCAATGCCATAGTTCGCCATCTCTTCGCCCTTGAGCTTGGTGGCGTCTACAAGTTTATTCATAGCATCGTTGACGTAACCGAGAGAGCCAGTGATACCATTTGCAAGGCCTTGGTCGATGTAAATGCCAAACTGCTCAAAGACCTTAGACGGAGAGTGAATTTCAGTATCGGTCGTGAACTTGTCAATGATAGCTTTTGCAAGGCCGCCGACAGTTTTCTTGGCAGTCTCGACTCCGTTATTGATACCATTGATAAGTCCTTCTACGATATTCTTGCCATAGTCAAGAAATTTTTGTGGCAGATTTTTTATGGTATCAACAAGGCTGTTCCAGGATTTATCCCAGTTAGTCTTGAATCCAGACCATTTCTGATTCCACCACTCGCCAACACCTACAAACCACTGCTTCAGCCCTGCGCTGGCTTGGTCGAGTGCTTGAATGGGATGCTGCACAAACCCGGGAAGGCTTTCCCACGCGGTCTGAAAATTGGTCTTGAAGCCTTCCCACTTTTCATTCCACCATTCGCCGACGCCAACGAACCATTGCTTAAATTCGGCACTCACTTTATCAAGTTGAGAAGTGATTTTATCCCAATTTTGATAGATGGCAATTCCAACGTCAGTCATTGCACCAACAATCAGGCCGATTAAAGCGCCGATACCCGTACCGATTGGGCCGCCAAGAGAGCCGATGATTGCACCAATGCCTGTGCCAGCCATTGTCGAGCCAAGCGGAATCAAAATTCCGTTTAACGTGTTTAAGCCATTTTCGACAGCATCGTAAACGCCCGTTACAAACATAGGTATGCCGGTTACTACTCCGCCAACTGCTGCTCCAATAATCGCGCCAGCAGTAGAGCCGCCAGCCGCTTTAATGGCCGTGCCAACAGCAGTATTACCAAAGCCGGTCACGATAAACTGAGCAATTCCTTTGCCAAGAATGGCTGCGCCTGTAGTTCCAATCAAAGCGCCAAGAACAATTTCAGCGAAATTCTTTCCATTTACGCCATTTTCAATCGCGTCTTTAATGCCTGTAATCTCAAGAACAACGCCCACCGTAAAAACGCCAAGGCCCAAAACAATGGATTTCAGTGCGTTCATTTTGGAGATAGCGTCCACAATATCCGTAATAAGATTTGTGAGTTTCCACGCGGCAAGGGCGGTTGCTACAGTCGCTATAAGAGGAAGCATACTTTTGATTTTCTGCTTCATCTCATCAATAGATGTGCCAACATAGTTCTTGAACATATCGTAGCCGGACAGGTCTACATCACCCAAGATATTGCCAGCAGATGCGCCGCTGCCAGAACCGGAACTCCCCTGTGTGGGGTCAATTATGTTCAACTCATCAAAACCCATCGTGTAGTCCTTGAGGGCTTTGGCGGCTTTCTTGGTGGAGTCTGCCGTGTCATCCATTGCGTCACCGATGCCGCCAACGCTATCAGCGCTCTTGGTGAAATCAGTAAACACGACCTTCACACCCATCAGCTTTGCCACCCACTCGACAAACTCTCGAATGAGCTGAACAGCGGCAATCAGCGGGGGAAGAATGGATTTCAGGGCGGGGTAGAGCAGAGAGCCGACAGATTTTGCCAACATATCAAGCTGTGCTTTCAGAATCTTGATCTGGTTCGCAGGACTCTGGATGGTCTGTGCAAGGTTGCCCTGCACGTTGGCAGTCTGCTTCATAATGGCAATATAACGCAGAACTGCCTTATCTGCCTGAGACAGACTAGAAACCTGTTTGTTAAAGCCTAAAGCTAGAAGCTCCTGCTGTAACCGTGCCTGAGACAGGTCGACACCCAGACGGCGAATAGGCTCAATCTCGCCAGAGATTGCGGAGGACATTGCAGTAAAGGTCTGCGCAACGTCCTTGTTCCAATAGGAACCTTCGTCATAGGCAAGCTGAGTCAGGTTCTTGGACAGAACGTATGCCTTGTCGCTGGCCAGACCAAACGAAGTACCCAAGCTCTGGATGGTAGCCATGTAGGTCATCGCTTTGGTTGGGTCAACTCCAAGCAGACCTTGCATCTTGCTAATGAGCGCATCGGCTTCACCGCTCAAATTGCCCATAGCATTATGAAACAGGTCTGTTGCTTCATAGAAGTCGTTGAACTTTGCAACGGCATTGCCAAGATATTCAGCAATGGCTTTCAGCGAAACCAGCTTTGCCATGTTTCGCATAAAGCCGTTTATCTGATTGGACAGACTGAGATAGCTCTTACGCTGCTTTTCGTTGGCTGCGGTCACGCGGTTTGCCTGTGTGACCACTTTGCTCAACTGCGGAGGGAGCTTTGCAAAAGCATTGCCCACCTTGTCAAGCTGAGATGCAAGGGGAGTAAGGGCGGCAGACAGTTTTTGGCAAGCAGTAGAAAAGTCACCCACCGTCTTGCTATCCAGCTTTTGCGCAAGGTCAGGAATCTTGTTGAGCTGATTCAAGACGCTTCCGAGATTTTTCAGATTGCTAAAATCCAGAACAGACAACGGAGCAAGACCATTCATCAACTGTCGGGAACTTTCGGCAAGCTGTGTGTAATCAGCTTTGTTTGCTTCAGACACTGCTTTCGGGATTCGGCGCAAAAGGCTTACAAAGCTGCTCAATCCTTCCGGCGCAGTGACGGAAGGAAGATTATTGAATCCGTTCAAGACGGGCTTCACATCGCCAATGTCAGAACTGATGCCCTGCACACCGCTGACCGCTTCCGGGATTTTTTTGATGGCGTTGATGGCACTTTTCAAGCCTTTTGGGTCTTGAACGGTAGCCATAAGGTCAAAAGCATCCGTAACATCGAGCAGGGTATCAACGCTATCAGAAAGAGCGCCCATGCCGGTAAGGGATTCCGGAAGTTTAGCGATGCTCTTTGCCAGTGTACTGATGCCCTTTGCGCTTTCACTTGTATTGACCTTGCTGATGCCATCAATGAACCGAGTAACGCTTTCAAGACCGCTAAAATCTCCCTGCGCGGACTTTAACGCAGTGAGGGAATTGGTGAGCTTATCCAACCCATCAATCACCTTCGACACGTTGCCCTTTGTCCGCAAATTAGAAATGGCGGTAGCGAGCTTGTCGATATTAAGCTCCGCACCGCTGGATTCCGCAGAGATTTCTACGGATAAGCTCGTAATATCAACATCAGCCATCGCTACCACCATCACTTTCCATCATAGAGAACATCATTCTCTTGATTCGCTCCTGCGCCTCAACTGCGCGTTGGTATTCATACTCGTCTTTCTCCTTTTGGGTAAGGGGAATCGGCCTATCCATGTACTTGATGGGGCTAGACCCTTTCTTTCGGAACATATTGCCAACCGTAGAGGAAAGCGCAGATGCCATGTAAAATCCGTTTCTCCACGCTTCCGTGTTGGCTCTGCGTTCCCGCAGTTCCTCTGCGTCACGGTAGACCTTTGCCAGCCAGACATCGCCGTGCCAGAACTGCTCGTAGGTCATGCCGATGGAGATGTAATAGGCTTCTACATCGTGGAACAGCTTGGAGAAGGAGAATGGCTCTTCCTCTCCGTCTGTTTCTTGAGATTGTGCGGTTACACAATCTCCCACGTTGCGTTTTTTGCGGTCTTGTCCTCAGTATCAGTTGCCAGCAGGGACTTGGAAGCGTCCATGAACATCTCAAGCAGCGCAGCCATCAGCTCTTCCTTCTCATCGATATGGGCAAACATTTCGTCCACGACTTTACGCTTGATGCCACGATTCCGGGCGATAAACGCGCCGTAGAACAGGGCGCGGGAGTTGGACAGCAGGTTGGTCATCTGGGTGTACTGGCCAATCTGAAAGCCTGCACGTTCGGTAGCTTCCACGCTGTCACGGGTGAAAGTCAGCTCATAAGTATTATTGCCATCGGGGGAATGAAAATTGATAACCTTTGCAGCCATAATAAATGCTCTCCTTTATAAATAGGGGCAGAACCAAATCCGTTGTTCAGTTCTGCCCGGTTTGATTGATTCGATTTTTGCGGTTTAGCCGCCGTTGATGGTCAGTGCCTTAACGAACTTCGGCTTGGTGTGGAAAATGCAGTTGATGGTCATTTCCACAACCTCATCCACGCCAAAGCCGGACAGACCAACCTGATGCATACCCTGCCAAGTGAAGCCGGAGCCGTCCTGCATCTTAATTGCATAGTACTTGTCGGGGTTCTCTTCGGCAGATTCATCGTAGCCAGCTTTCTGAACCGATTCGTAATCTTCCTTGTTGTAGTTTGCGGTAAACGCCTTAATATCGGACTGGTTAATACCAAAAATCTGCTTCTGCATCGGATCAGACAGGGTGGTGGCATCCAGAAGGTTCGGATCGGAAATCATATCCGGGACATCCTTGATGTCACACAACTTCGTCAATGCAGACTCGGTAGCACCACAATACAGAATGGTATTCAGACCGGAGATAGCAGTACTCATAGAATGTTTACCTCCTTAGTTTCGGTAAATCATTCCGTCCTCTCCGATTGTTGCCCCATAGCTGCAATCAATCCGATAGACGGAATTGTTGTACAGCCCATTCAACGGGGCAAACGATTTTCGATAAAAATTGAGTGGTTCAAGTACAGAATCCACGACGCCCAAAATGGAGCGAGCTTCTGCAATGCGTCCGCTTGTTTTGTTGGAATAGACACGCACACGCAGAGAAACGGCAGCATACTTGCTTCTGCTGGCAGAATCCCGATGAACCGGGAGGTTGCTGTTTTCCTCTATCTGCACACACGGAAATTTTTTGACGTTGCTGTCATTGATTTCACCGGTGACAAAGATGCCGGGGACTTGCTTTCGCAGCTCCTTGGCAACAGCTGTGAAGATGGAATTGAAATAATCAATCAACTATTCCAGACCTCCCTCCACGTTGCTTCTACCTGAGAAGCCATTTCTTCAACAGCCCCCCACATAGCCATAGCCGGTTCGTTGCCACTGGTGTAGTTCAACTGACCTTTGCCATCAACCTGTTTAACAGGCGTTCCAGCGTTGCCAGATTCGCCGTAGTAGTACCAGCGCTTATGCTGTCCGTTCCCTTTGCCGTATGTTCCGTGTTCGCCCATGCCAGCGGGGAGTTCGCCGCCATAAGCGGAATGGGATACGCCAGTACCGAACTCGATAAAGGCAACCGCTTTTCCGTGCGCTACGATCGCAAAGCCATTTGGCGTTTGTACCGGGTCGTGCTCAACTGTTACGTCATTGTCTCCAGCATACTGTGCGTTAGCAAACCGCACAGTCGCAACGTCAATGCCTTTTTGCGCTAGCGCCTTTGCAAACTCCTGCGCCTTTTTGTTCAGGGTGGTCTTGTACTCCTGTATCTGACGTTCCGCATCACGAAGCCCGGCATCGCTCAGCCTTACTTTAATTTTCACTTGCAGCCACCTCTTTCAGCGCATACAACGTGTCTGTGATATGCTCTGCGACCTTGACCACAATGTAATTGAACGGCTTTGAAATGTCCGTTTGAAACCAGACGTGTGTACCCTCATAAAGTGGAGTGTTATGCTTTTTGCTGGACGAACTGACCACATAGCTGTAATCCGTGAACGCCCCAAAAGGGCTTGCTTCAGCAGAACCAGTAGGAGGACTGACGTTCAGCATCAGCTTTGCAGGGCCACTCCACGTCTGCGATGTTTCGCCGGTTTCGTTTTCCCATTCATCTACAACAGGTTCTTTCTCGCCGATGGGGTTTGAATACCACAGCGGGCGCTTGTCCAGCGGGCTTCCATTGAACATCAGCCGATAACACCTACTCTCGGAACTACTTCATTCAGCAGAGATTGTGCCACATCGGACGATTCCCACACACGAGTAATGCCATTATTGGTATAGCTCGTCTGTCCGTTTGCGCCGATGTGGTTGTACAGTTCCGCTGCAATGCGTATCTGCAACGACTGATACTGCAAGGGCAGCTCGTCCGGCCTGTTGCCGAAGGGGTAGCCCTGCGCAAATATCTTATCTTTGGCAAAATCAAGCAGCAGGTCGAAGAGTGGGTAGTCCTCGTCCGTGATTTCACGGTCAAGTGCAGGGGCAATGTACTGACCCAGCTTGACTGCCGCTTCAGAATACTGGTCTCCCATGCTGCTTTCCTCCTTTCGCCTTAGTAAGCCTTGATGCAGTACACAGCGTCCATGCGTTCAAAGGACGGCAGGACGATTTCGGAAGCGTAGACGTTGGCGTTGACCGGATGAACGGTCAGCTCAGTAGTGATGGCAACGCCAGTGTTCACGATGGACACGGATGCGCCAGACTGACCGGACAGCAGGTCGGCTTCTTCAGGAGTAGTGCCGTACCAGACATTGCCCAGTGCGCCAGCAGGGGTAACGACCACCATGCCGTCAGGCAGATACTTCTCGCTTGCGCTGTACTGGTCTGCCTTGAACATCTTGTCGTACAGATGAATCTTCAGACCGGTTGCAGATTCGATAATCTGCCGTGCTTCAGCGTCCAGCAGAACGGCGTTTGCCTTTGCGGTGACGGTCATGAACCGGTTCTTCACCTCATCCGCAGCAATCATGTTGCGGAAGGTTGCTGTGTTCATGTACACCTCAGTCACAACTTCGCCCACACTTGCCAGAACAGCATCCTTTGCGGCGTTCAGGTCGGCAATGGGGGTGGCGGTGGTGACGTTCCACTTAGACTTTGCAACAGAGACTTCCTTGAAGTTAGTAGACTTCCAAGTGCCGTCCGGGTCGTAGCTGTAGGTGTAGTTCACACCATTTGCCTTGATAGTGATGCCGGGAACGCCGCTGGTAGGAGCCAGAAGCTGCCAGATCATGCGTTCAGGCACGATACGTGCGCCGGTGATAAGCTGTGCGGTGTCGTCGTACAGGCGGTTCATCACGTCGCGAGCGTAGGGGTCGTTGCTGTCCAGAACACGCAGGATCTCCTGACGGTCTTTCTCGCCCAGATGGTAGCCCTCACGGAAGAACGGCATCTCGGTCTCATCGAACTTGAAGCCCTCACGGGTACGGAACGTAGCCTTTGCATCAAATGCGCTGGGCATCAGGGACACACCCACGCCCTTGTGACCGCGCAGCCACTTCAGGTCGAGACCGGCCTTCTTCTTTGCAGGGAACAGTGCGTCAGATGCGAAGGGCATCGCATTGGTAGGGTCATTCGTCCAATAGGCGGCAATCGCAGCCGGGGCAAAGACTTCCTTAAGATTCAGTGCCATGTTGTTTTACCTCCTATTAAGCGTTCACGCTGATGTTGTCACGGCAGAAAATGCCGGGGACGGCAGTCTTGAGTGCCTTGATTGCATCAGCGTCATAGGTGAAGCTGGAACTTGCTGCCGCCTTCTTGGTGTCGATAACACCGCGAATCAGCAGGGAAGCATTGGGGTTCTCTGCCGGGTCAACGTCATACAGCAGGATGCCGTCAGCGTTGATGGTCTTAGAACCGGTCTCGCCAGCAGCAACAGCTTTCTTGCCAGCCAGCGTCATGGGATAGCCAGCCTTAACCGCAGCAGTTTCGGTCACGGTAAAGGGAATGGCTGTGTAGTCATTGGAAGCAAGGATGGTATCGTTGATTCCGTTGACCGTGTTTCGGGTAAACTTCATGTTTTCCTCCTTGTTAATGGAAAGCACTCATTGCGTCACTCGATGCCTTAGAAGTATTTACGTTCTGCTGTGCAAGGCTCTTAGCAAACGCCACGCCTTCGCTGTCAGAGCCGCCCTTGCCATCCGCACCCGGAGGCGTGGGCATATCCTTCAGCAAAGAAGCCTTGTATGCGGTGTCATGGGCGGTCATAAATTCCGATTGGAACTTAAACACCTTGTCCATGTCGCCGTCAGCCAGCGCAGATGCAGCCTTGCCAGCCAGTTCAGCGTCATAACCCTGTGCAACGAACTTTTCACGGTAAGATGCAAGGGTTTTTTCCTTGACGAGGTTTTCCTTGTCAGCAGTCAGGGCTTCAATCTGTTTCTGCATTTCTGCCAGCTTGTCAGCCTGTTCCTGTGCGGCGTTCTCGTCATCGGTGCGCTTTGCCTTGAGCTGCTTCTTGTACTCGGCTGCTTCACCGTTGGCTTTCGTTACGGCGTTGCGCAGCTTCTCGACCTCTGCGCTAGGGTCTGCAACCTTTTCAAGCGCAGAAATGATTTCATCGGCGGTCATGCCCTCTTTGTAGGCATCACCAAGTAACGCTTTGTAGTTCATATTGTTAATTTCCTCCTGCGTTTTTTTACCGTTGCTTCCCTGCAACGCTGCGAAATTTGTATCCCGGCTTCCCTGCCGGAATATGCAAAGGGTTATTCGCCCTCTGTTTCTTTATTGCTATCGGTAGACTGCTTGTCTCGGCTTCGGTGCTTTCCCATCCTCGCCCAGCTTGCCAGCGGCAATCAAGAACGGTTTGCTCATTTCGTAAGCAGCCTGCGGGTCAGGGAACAGACCGGGCGTTGTGAACGCCAACTGCGGGTCAATGCTCTGGCTAAGCATCTGTGCGAAAATCTGAACCTTGCTCTGCTGGTTATCGTACTGACGGCGGGGCAGTTTGATGTTGATGTCACTTGCCATCAGCTTAGAGCCAGCCGTATCACGCAGGATTTTCAGCATTACAGACAAGCTTTGGCGTTCCGAGAACTTGAACATATTCTCATACTGCTGCGCCCTTGCTTCGGTGTGATTCCAACCGTTACGAACGATAACTGCGCCCACGTTGTCAGACGTTGCGTTTTCACTGCCAGTGGCACTAGGCATAGCAGTCAGGCTGCGGTACACGTTCAACATGGAATCAAGCAAGGTCTGGCTCTGCTGCTGGTCAAGCTCGTTTGCAAGCTGTGCGACCGAAGCTGGCTGACCGGAAGATGACTTCAGGCACATTGCGCCCATAGCCTTAACAGCTTTTAAGGCTTCTTCGTCCACAAGGCAGTTGGTAAACACCATGATGGACTGAATGAACTGTGCCACGCCGTCCAGACGGTTGCTTTCAAGGTCGTTGATGGCATCCAGCACAGGGATAGCCGGTTCAAACAGACCCATGCGCTCCGGGTTGAGCTTGTATTCGACCATCGGAAGCATCCCCAGAGAATGGCTTTCAGATTTTGTGATCTTGCCGTTGTCGATTTCAAAGTACTGGTTTGGCGTGTACACGCAAATCAGGTCGTTCAGGTCATTCTGATAATTGCGCGGGATATGCAGCACGTTGGCAATCGGCTTGTGACCGATGCCGGAGTTGTAAATCACATACGCCATGTCAGGGTCTGGAACGTCCACCAGCAGGGGTGTTTCGTCCGGGTAGTTGCCGCCATACCCCTTGTCAGGAAGAACGATGCGGTATCCCTGTCCACACTCCAACATCCACTGCCAGAGCCGCCGATCAAGCGCGTCCTTGCCCTCATACTGCAAGGCGTTGGACAGGCGGGCGATTTCCTCACCGTCACCTGTTGCCGTTTCAGACCGCACATAAGAGCACGGCGTGCCGCTCATATATCCTGTGTAGAAGCCCACACACTCATTGGCGTGGTTCTCTACAATACGGTTGGTGATTTCAGCGTGGTATTCCTTCGTGCGATGGAGGACAGGCTGACTACCCAAGTAGTAGTTGTGCAGGAAACGAATCTCATTCTTATTCAGTAGATGAATAGGCTCTGCCTTGCCCATTACCACTTTCAGCACATTCTCCCGATTGATTTCCGTCTCCGGCGTTTCAATCGGTCTACGTCCGGTCAGCGGTTCATTCAAGAAGCCGTCAACAACTATCTGATACTCAGCCATGTGTTCCTCCTTTCCGGCAAAATAAAAAGCGCAGCAAGACAAACCTGTTAAGGTCTATCTCACTGCGCTTACAACTGCGCTTCAAAAGCTATTTAGTTCTTAAACTTCGGAACGGAGACCCATGTTTCTTTTGGAAGGTTAGAATCTCCAATTGTAATCCAATGGCAAAGGGGGCACAGAAGAGAGAACTTGCCTTCCACTTCGCCAAGATAACGTCCGCAATCACACGGATTGCCGTTTGCGTCTTCTCGAGGACGCTTACACCTAACTTTTGCTACCATCTGTGCTCCTTTCGTTGGATTTCTGGAAACAGGCTGTTGAGCACAGACCTGTCAGAAGCTACTGGGAAACTATTCGCACTTCCAGCCGTGCTATTCTTCGCCCGAAGAAAACCATTGCAGCCTTTACATTCAGTTGTCGGACAGATGTAAAACGGGTAAGCTACAATTTTGGTGCTACATAATGGATTTGAACCAATGTATGCTCGGATATGAGCCGAGTGCTCTAACCATACTAAGCTAATGTAGCATAAAAACCCGGCTTGATTGGTTAACCGCTGCTCTTTGCAATGCCATGCCTAAACATTACATTGAGAGCCGGGAATAGCGGTGGAGGTTTTGGAGAATAAGTCCATGCAAAGCTAGGTAGTTGGTTGTGCTGCGTAACGGAATCGAACCGTTGCTTGCCAGCAGTGGGGGAGACAGACTGGCATTCCCCAAACAATTGGAAACGCAACATATAAAGCCCGGTGAAGGCGAAAGAGTGAGAAAACCTCCACCGGTGAAAGGAGGAATATGCTTGTTGACACGCACGCGAGTAAAATGACAAAACCTCGCGTGCAAGCTATTCCTTTAAGGGAAGTTGCAAAACTTCCTGCGTACATTATAAGCCTTGTCAAGTGATGAAATCAAATAAATAGACCCAGCGAACACAATATATTGTGTTTTTAATCAAAAAGGCCTCTTGACAGGCTCGATTTTACTGATTCCGTTATACAATTCATCGGCAAGCTGCGCCAGACTGTCCGGTGCATCATCGTGCGGAACTTTGCCAAGCTGCGTGAACATCGTCACCTGCTCCATGAACGCCTTGTACTCTTTCGACTGGTGTTTCTCGTCAAGGAAGTAGAATCGTTTGATGTCCGGCGCATACTGAATAATTCTGGACAGCTTGCTTTGACCACTGGGCGCACGTTGGCTGCGAACAGAGCAGTGATAACCCTGCTGCCGGAGCTGGCTGTCAACAACGTCACAGTATTCATCGCCACCGTTGTTGGCTTCGCCACGCACCACATTGATTTTGTGCTGGATGATTTTGCCCACGACTTCCGGTCTGGTCACGGTCTTGTCTCCGTTATTGAACACAAGGTCAGGGATGAACACGGCATCGCCGTACACATAAGCGATAGGACAGGCGGTAAAGTCACCGCCGCCCCATGCAATATCCATGACCATGAGCTTGCGATCAGGCTCTCCATCAGGCAGAACGCCGTTGAAATACCGCAGTTCATCGGCAGGGAACAGCAGACCTTCACGCACATAGGGTTTGCCCATGTACTTTGCCCACCATGTTGCATCGTCAATGCTGGCTTTCATGTCTGCATAGTAGGCATCGTCAAATCCCACGCCGTAGTCATAATTGAAGTTGCTGTGTCCGCTCTCGTCTACCGCAGGAATCACCCGAAATCTGTACTTTGGGTTGTCTGCATACTGGTTCTGGATGCGTCCAAGAGGGTCAAGCACGTTCCAGCGTGTGCCGACCATCAGCTCCAATGCGCCCTGCTTTTTACGGTCTTTCAGCTGGTTTAGGTAAGCATCGTACTTGTTGTTCAGACGCTCAACGTTCAGGCTTTCTTCCAAGTCCTCAATCAAGTCATCGCTGTACAGCACGCCGCCCTCGCCAATTTCAACTGCGCCGGTCAGCGTACCGCCGATTGAGCGGCAAGTCAGGGTGGGGAAACGCTTCTTTCGGTTCAGATCAACGCTTTCGTCCTTTGCGCTCTTGTCCACAAGCTGAACGTCAGGGAAGATTTTGCCCCAGTTGTAGGTCACAGGGTCAGTGATGATGGACAGCACTTCGCCATAGAAGCCGTTAGTCAGCTTGTCAGAATGTCCGCTCATGACCGATGCAACGTCCGGGCGGTTGCCCATCAGCCATGTGATGAAAAAGATGCACAGCGTACTGTTATGGGTAGAAATCAGCCGTTTGCCAGCGCAATATACGCCGCCCTCAACCTGAATGCAGTTGCCCTGCTTCGGCTCGATGCGCTCAAACCCGCAAAATGCCACACGGCGAGGTTTGGAGAACTCCTTTAACTGCTTGCGAGGAACAACGCAGGGAATAGGGCAGGTAGGATTAAAAGAGATGGAATAAACCGTCAGATTTCCTTTAATGCCACTAGATGATACACGAGGTGGATATTCAACCACGCTACATCTCCATCCAAAGGTAGAAACCAGCGTGACAAAATCATCTCTCATTTGCAGCTCTGTGGTAGAAAAAGCGTACCGATGCTCTTTTGCCCGTAACGTACCGTCTGTATCGAGCAGCCCAGCAAGCAATTCCATGCGCTGTGCAATGCTGGCTGTAAAGTATTCTTCTGGGATGTGCTTCACGCAACGGCGGTGACTATGGCACATATCGCCTTTTTGGAGTGCCTGTCGCAAGCCAGAGAATCCGTAGTACTCAACGCCAGTATCCTTATGGACAGTGTGCCAGCTAACAGGGTATCCATCGTTAATAACACGCTCAACAATCACTCGATCACAAGGAGGTTCGCAAATATCCGGGTGCTGATTGCGACCATCGCCAAGCCATGCACCCAATGTGTACGGCTCAACAGGCAGTTTCTTATATTCTCCTTCGACAAAATTTTTGAACGGAACCTGATAGCAGAATCTTATACCGTCCTTCGTGTCGGCAACATAATCTTCCATCATCCGCTTGGTTTCGATTACATCAAATCCGTTCTTATGCCGGTTAAAGACCGGCCACTCGTGGTTTTCGTGGCAGTCAATGTATGTGCCGTCAGAGAAATGGCATCGCACATCAAGCTGGCACTTAGGAGATACAGCCAGCACCTTTACAAACTTGCCTTTTGGACTGATAACTTCATCACCAACCTGCAAATCGCCGTGATTCTTCCAGCCGTTTCGCGTAAGAATTGGTGTATCATCACTCAAAGCCTTACCCACGCGAGCCGGAAGACTGACCCCCAAGAAATCTATCCGCTTATAAAACAAGTCCTCCAGGTCATCTGCCAGCACTTTCAGCACTCTGCGTCTTGGTTGATAGAACTTCTTCTCCGGCGCACGATTCCATTCAAGGTAAATGCAATAGCTGTCGAACACATCCTTTGCTTCAAACAGGTACGTCCGGCTGATAATGTCATAGACCTTCGCCACGTCCTCGCCTGTTTTCATCTTGCCCATCATGGCTGCACAGACAGAGCGGAGCTCACCAGAGTATTTGTAGGCATCGAACCGCTTGTCTTGCGACAGAGCGTCTCTGAGGTTCACGACCGCCTGAAACCAGTCCTCATAGACCTGTGCTTCGGTCGGATTCTGCTTTGCATACGCTTTGATGCTATCAATGATGGCGATACACTGCTTTGGCTGCATAAAAAATAGGCACCCCCTACCTGAAAATGTAAAGAGTGCCTACAACTGCACAAAAATCAAATATTCGGTTTTTATAATGCTGTTTCGGAAAATTGTTTACTATAATTCATTTTTGCTGGAATCATTTTGTTTTATTCGTGTAATCGAATAACGTAGAACCAGATTTGCAAGGCCACCAATAAATCTTCCGCAATTTTTCTTTCAGCCTTACAAAAAACAACGGTTCATACCATCTTATCGGACGAATACCGGGATGCTCGTCATCCCCTAGCGTAACATAGCCCATATCATAAATATGAGTAGCAAGAATCACGCCGTCTTTATCATGCGAACCAGAGATCACGCTGTAAAGCCATTTGTCCTTTTCTATTGCATCTCTCAATTTTGGAAGGGAATAGTATCCATCTCGCAAATCCGGCTTCTCTTTTATAAGTGTGTCCATCATTTGTGCCGCAGCCCCTTTATATCCAAACACTTGATAACGATAAAGCAGTTTATTCATTCCATACCTCTTTCTTTGATTATACAAGCGTTGGCTTCGGTTCTTCATCCCCAAGCATCAACTTGTAACTAAGATACTTTTCGATGATAATGTGTCTTTCTGCCAGTGTACCGTAAATAAAGACGAGAGCATCTTTAGCAGCATCGTATTCATTTGGGAAAATGACAATTTCCTCGTTTGCAAAAGTCACGGTGCAGTTTTCCGAATGACAGGCTTCCAAGAACCGCTTGATTTCAAGGAAACCACCAAAATCAAGCATAGACCGTAGCGTGATGCTTCCGTTCTTAACAATCAGTTCTTCTCCCTGCATATTATCCAGCCTTTCTCTGTTCAGCAATCCGATACCATGTCTGGCGGGTCACACCAAGCTGTTTTGCAGCATCGGTAACTGTCAGCAAACGCTTTTCCACCTGTTCATGCAGAACATCAAAGAGGTTGCGGTCGTACGCGGTTGGCTTGCGACCTTCCCTGTAATCGGGGCGCTGGCTGGCAATCTTCTTGCCCTCTCTGGTGCGCTCAACAATCATGTCACGCTCAAACTCAGCGAATGCAAGCATCACCGTGCGAATAACCTTGCCGGTGGGAGAATTGTTCATAACCCCCATGTTCAGGATGTTCACCGAAACACCCTTATCAATGAACTGGTCTATCAGTTCAAGACCATTCTTGGCAGAACGAGCAATACGGTCAAGCTTCGCCACGATCAGCGTGTCTCCCGGCTGAATTTCAGCCATCAGCTTGTCAAGTTCAGGTCGATGCAGCTTCGTTCCGGTGTAAACATCCGAAAAGATTTTCTGTGCGCCGTTGGCTTTCAAAAGTTCAGACTGGGCTTCAAGGCTGTTGCCGTCAATCGCCTGTCCAGCGGAACTGACACGAGCGTAACCGTAGATCATTCAGAATCACCGTCCTTTACTCTATGTCTATACCTTCGCAATTTTTGAACTGTGCGTCACGAGGAACAACTACAATTTTATAGCCCATCATATTCAGCATTTCGTTTAGCTTATTAACGCTAATATTTTTTTGAGAAAGACGTTCGCTTAAAGTTGGCTGTTTAATTTTAAGCCTGCTGCAAAGCTCTGCTTGCTTTATGTCCTCTTTTCTCATAACTTCTTTTACCGCTTCTCCTGCTTTCATTTTTGCACCCTCTCTTTCTTGATGCTATTATATCAGATGAACCCTATAAAGTCAAGACATTTCTGATATTTCCACAAATAACAAATAAGAAAAGCCAGTGGTTAGAGAACATCTAGCCGCTGGCTTTTTGTGTTATGCGTTAATCTTGAATAGCAACCACTTCATAAGAGCTATAACCAGTAAATCCACTCAATGGATAAAGCTCAAACGATGCTGTTTGGCCCGAAGCAAGGCTGTCCATGATGTAAGTATACTCACCGCCAACAGGAACTTCATTGCCTTCGGTGTCTTTCATTTTGTAAAGAACAATGACCTTGACTGCATTGCTTGTAAACTGGCTATTGTTTGTAACCTGTCCAGTGAATCGCAAATCATAGCCGGAACCACGTTTGGAAACATTTGTAACAGCAAGTTCGCCAGCACGAACAATCTGATTGGCAGGGCTTGCTTCGTGAACGTTCCAATTCTCTGCGCTTGTCGTATACTCAATTCTTGTCGGCTTAACACCATCGGAATCAAAAGCGATATAATCGCCATACCAATAAGAATCACCCTCGCCAACCCAGTCCAGCGTTTCAGAATCGGTCTTTAAGACGGAGCCATCTTCGCCGTATACCGTGACATTCAGCGAAACAAAATCAACTGCCCAATCGGTGTTGGGATTTTCAACCAGAACTGCGTAAAACACATAGTATCTCGTTTTGCCGTATTCGTACTTGGTTTCAAGATGGCTATGGGATTCTTTGATCGTTATGGGTTGCACCTGTGTTGCATTGGTCTCTTCCAGCTCAATAGGAGCAGACCATTCATCGGGTTTCGCTGTTGCCATTGCGCTAATAGGCATGGCAAGCATCATAGCCGCTGCTAGAGCCGCCGCAATGATTCTCTTTCTCATTTTTGATTCTTCCTTTCTTTGGCTAAAATTTTATATAACGCTTGAAATACCATGTGCCATAAGATACACACCAAAAACCAAAAAAGCGGCGCCGATAATAACGCCCCATATTGAAGCGGCAATCTTTTCGTTCTTTTCTCTCTTTTCTTTGTTCTTGTCATTCTTTTGGTCCATTACAGATTCCTCCCTTTCAAGGCTTGTAAGGCAAGTATAACACAGAAGCCAGACCCTTTGTAGGGGTCTTTTTGTTTTTGCGGGAAATTTTTGGATTGTGCATAGAGAGCAAGATTAAAACTTGTGCAAATCACTTCACTTTCTTCATCGGTCTGCCATTAGGAAGCTGCGGTGACTTGATGGCCTGTTCCCATGTCATTCCCTTCTTCTTCACTCTATAAGTAACGGTAGGGACAAGCAGCCCGTATTGTTCACACCATTCTGACAAAAATTTTGTTTCTCCATCCATCGTAATTGTCATGCCGTGTTTTTTGTAAAACTCGGGTCTGTTGAACTCGCTTCGTGGACGCTGATTCGTCATCTGTTCTTTCATTGTCGCCCATCGACAGTTTTCGGGACAGTAATTGCCGTCATTGTTAATTCGGTCAATGCTTAACTCGTCACTATATCCATGAGATAATGCCCAATCTTGAAATGCCTTGTAATCGTCAATCCATTCATCGCAAATAGAAATCCCTCTTGCACCATAATATTTATAAGCAATCGACTTGGGATTATAGCATCTCTGGTGCATACCATACCAAATATTAGCGATTCGATGATTTACGCATCCGTATATTTTTGATTCCATCTTTCTTGCAACGCAATTAACGCCGCAAGACTTTGCCGTACCACCTGACAGCTCTACTGCTCGAACATTTTTGATGTTCCCGCAGTCGCACTTACAAGGGAATGCGCGGTTTTTCTTGTTATATGCGCCTATAATTTCAAGATGCCCAAATCTGCGACCAATCCAATCTTTGGAATCATATTTTCCATAATTAAAATTGCAAGGGCATTTTTCGGCAATGCCATCAACCACTTTCTTTCCAGAGCGTTGCGACTTCTTGTGGCATCTAGTGCATTCGCAAAGCCAGCCATTGCCGCCCAATGTTTCAAGCACTTTCCAAGTGCCAAACACCTGCCCAACATACTTTTCGTCATGGTATGGATACAGGCGAGAATATGTTTTTTGAGCATCGGCTTCTTTTTGTTTTTTTCGGATTTTTTCACGTTCTTCTCTTTCCGCTGCATTTTTTGCAAGTCTTACCGCCTTGCGTTCTTCTCTCATGCAAGCGCAATGCCCGGAGTTTCTTCCAGCAACATAATCCTTGCCGTTCCGGGTTGTTCTGATTGCTCCACAATGAACGCATTTCAACGTCCATATCTGTTTTGCCCCGTTCCTCATATCATCTGCGGGCTGAACATCAATAACTTCAAAATCTCCATACACTTTTCCGATTCGCTCTTTATAGAAGCCATCGCACCATTTTTCAAGAGACCATTCAGATTTGTCCATACAATCCTCCTTGTATCGTTATTTTCTTGTTCTATTATACCACTTTTTTAGTGGAAGTACAATGTTTATTACACTATATGTGGGGTTTCTTTTATGTGGCAAGGATGGATGAAATATTCACCCACCCAACCCCCGGCTCTCCCTGTATACCCCGCCGGTCAACTCCTGCCAGCCCCAGCGCACCCGGAACGGCTACACATCACAGGCAGCAGCGCAGGCCACACCAAATGCAAGCGCAGACCATGCAAGACACGCTGCACCGGTCTGCACTCGATACCAGACCGCCCACGCCGGACAGATCGTGCCGGTGGCGAAACGCTGGAGGGCGTGGAGCGTGTCCGAAACTGAGCAGATTTGGACAGCACAATTTTTCCATTTTGTGCCAGAAAAATAAATCAGAAAAATCTTATATTTTCGTCCAAAAGGTATTGACATATAAGATATATCTGATATAATAGAATCAAGATAAGACATATCTGATAAACCACATCACGAAACACCAAAACAGGAGGACAAAAGCCATGAAAACCACATTAAAAGATATTCGCCGCTATGTTACCACCAACGCCGCAACCGACTTGACCAAAAAGAACTTTTCGGAGATTGACGCAATCCGCGTTGAGGAATGCGGGTTTGAGTGCATCGCATACAGCACCGGCATTTACGGCTGCACCGGCGCTCTAGTAAAGGGTAACACGTCCGGCAAGCTGTACGCCGTCACCGCTCGCACGTCTGCGCTGTTCCAGGTTATGTGATAGGGAGGTGCAACGGCATGATGATAACACTTGACTTTTCCCAGTGGGCTGCAATCTGGTACGTGGGCGGCATGATCTCCGGCGCACTGGTTATGATTGCATTTCTTAACAGTTAATAAGGAGGGCTAAAAAATGACGTTGTTCGAAGAAAAGGTGAACGCATACCGCGAAAACAAGCGGCTTTTGGAAGAGCTTGAAGCAATGAACGAAAGCATTAAAGCAGATATTATCTGCATGATGCAGGGCGCGCCAGAAATGACGCAGGGCGCCGCAAAAGCCATTTACAAGGACGTGCAAAGCGTCCGGTTAGATAGTAAGCTACTCAAGACGCTGCACCCGGATATATACGCAGAATGCAGCAGCAAAACCACCTACAAGCGTTTTAGCGTGGTATAAGGGGGTGCAAGCTGTGATTTTATCCGCGATCTTGTTTTGTTTTTGGTTTTTTAGTGCTTTGTTTAAGGCAAGCAAGTGAGGAGGTCTATATATTATGACTAGTAATAAGGGATATGACGCAACGACCGGACTATATACCACCAGATACTATGCACGCAAGGTTTGCCCCGGTGACTGCGTCGTTGTCAAGGTCTGCGGCGGCTATACCATCATGACGGCAGCAGATTATAACATCTGGCGCCACCAGCGCTGACGCAGCCCAAAAGGGCAAAAAACTTTCTGTAAGTCCTGTTTTTAGGGCTTGCAGTATGATATACTAGTGACAGCAAGACCACGCAAGGAAGGAGCGTATAGAATGAAAGTTATTGAAGGGTTTAACGAATTTTCCCGCAAAATGTCAGCCGATGAAAAAAAGATTTTCGCCCAACTTATCAGGCGTGGCGCTGGGGCAGCCGTCAAAATCGGCGATGCAGTATACTTTTACTGGGGTGATAATATCGGCCCCCGTCCCGCTTCCCGTTTTGACAAGTTTAACAGCTTAGAAAGCTACAAGAGAAAAGACCTTCCCGCCGTCGTATATCATGTATCTTATGAGGAGTGGTATTATCAGCTGACAGAGTACGACGACGACGAAATGAAAGCGCTTTTTGATAAATATAAAATCTGATTCATAAGCAATAATTTTACCCCGCCCACGCTGGCGGGGTTTTATTTTGCCTTGCATTTGCTGAGGGTGCAGGGCTTTTATTTTTGCCCGGCGGCGTACAAGCTACATACAAGCGTTTACAGCACGTTTTGTGCAGTCCATGCAGTTATATCACACAAGCTGCAAAACAGCGCACAGGGCTTTACAGGGGCATTTCCGTTAATTTGACCCATTCCAAAGCACACAATACAGCAGTCACACAAGCCGCCTATGCACCGCTTGCACCACACTAGAGGGCATACCATCAAGCGCAGCACCTCCACCGATACCAGATACCACCGCCACGCCGGACGCTGTACAAGTCAGCACAGCCGCCTATTATAATAAGGTATATAAGGGTGCGCCCCTGTAATGGATCCATGCCAGACAGTGCAGCATAGCGCAGACCATGCCAGCGGTAGCGGGTCAGCGTATCCTGCTTGCATCCGGTGCAGAAGTCAGCGCAACGGCTGGAGGTCTGGCACCGGGTCAGCAGTCAGGGCGCGCCGGGTCTGCTTGGCACACTCCACCCGGCGGGGCAGTCCATCAACATGGGCGCGGCGGGCGGCGCGGAACCATTGGCGGCTTGCCGCCGCATCTCTTTTCGGGCTTTCGCCCGATAGCTAATAAAGGTCAGCAATAGTCGCAGCGTTCCGGCTGTAATAGTCGTAGGTTCTCCCGGCGGATAGTCGTAGAATAGTCGTAAAGTCGTCAGACGACCACTGTTTGAAAGTCCTATATATAGTATAGTAACGAGCTGTCCGCTGATAGTCGCAGAGCAACAGTTGTATCATTTTCTTGCGAACTATCGTCAAATAGTCGTGTATTTTTTGTGTGAAATAGTCGTTCGCCTTTTAGGGAAAGAGAGGTGCGATAGTCGCTAAGTCATCCGACCACCCAAAAATCAATATATGTCAAGACACCTGTCAATTTTATTATCGCCTAGCCATACCAAATTCGTATATCAACTGTACTTATTATAATATACGCCTATATATCCTAGTAACTATCTAGGGATTATTCTGCTAAAATAGTCGTACCATCCGATTTGGTCTGTTCCTTCTCGATTTAATTCCCAGCAACTTACTATGGTATTTTAATTAATTCATAGCATTCTGCTAGGAATATTCAATGCAACATTTCTACATATTCAACCGACTACAAAATGAAGTCAATTCTCCATGTGAAATAGTCGTATACTATCCACCAGTCCGAACCTCACGCTAGTTCTCGCCTACGGTCTGCTCTGCTGGCTAACGGTGTAGGTTTGGAGATAGAGGGTTGTAGGGGGAAAGAACCAGTTTGCAATTTCGCATAACTGTTATTTATTCACTTTTGAACTATCGTAGCACACCCGGCTCCGTCAACGCGCGCGCTGGCGCATATAACGCCCGCGGACGCGCTAAACACACGGGGAGGGAAAGGGGGAGCACGGAAGATGTTAGGGGGATTATAGGGGGTAATAGGGGTTGTAGGGGAAAGAGGGGGACAAAAGGGGGAAAGAGGAAACAAGGGGGAAAGGGGACAAAAATTTGAAAGCCATTTGCGAAAGTGATAGTCAAAGCGTTTTTTCGTCTCAATCAGCCCTGCGATTGGATGAATAGTCGTTAGCATTCGTCCATCTGGCTGCTATCATCGCTGGAAAGGCGTGTAAAAGCCTGTCTGCCGCGCTTTTCTGATTGACCCGATAACTTTCACGCCTGACCCTGAAAAGCCGTTCTCTACGCTCCTGCATCGGTCTGATTGCATAGCCCAGTCTGCCATATGCCATCAACATCAACGGAGAGCCACCTACAAGCGTCTGTGGCGCGTTTTTGTAATGAAGTCGATAAAGTTATCGCCTAACGTCTAAAACGCCTTAAAACAGGCTTTCTCGTGGAGTTGGCAAAAACAAAAGACTGCCATTGCTGACAGCCCATGTGCTCAATCCATCCAAGTATACTCTTGGAACCGTTGAATCTGCTTGTTAAACGTGATGGGAAGGTCGCCTATCTCGCCTTCCTTGTTTTTACTCAGCCGGAACAGATACTTGTCGGGGTTGTCGCCGGACAGAAGGATGATTGCATCTGCGTCCTGTTCAATCTGTCCGCTCTCTCGCAAGTCGGAGTTAGTAGGCGTTGCTCCGGGCTTGGATGGGTTTCGATTGAGTTGTGCCAGTGCCACCACAACAATGCCTGTGGTCTGTGCCAGTTCGTGCAGGGCAATGGATATGGCTGTAATGGCGGCATATCTGTCCTTTGCGCCTGTTTCGTGGATGAGTTGAAGATAGTCTACGAAGATAACCTGAGCCTTTTTACGGAGAGCCTGCGCCTTCATCCACGCCACGTTCTTTCCGGCAGCGGAGCGTATATATAAGGGCATCTTCATGTTCTTTGCCTGTCCGTCAATCTCATTCAAGCTGACCGCCTTATTTTTCACCGTGTCCAGAGGGCAGTATATTTGATTGGCCATCAGACGAGCGCCCAGCTTGCGTTTGCTGGTTTCCAAGCTGAAATAGTACACGGTGTAGTCCTGTTTTGCCATGCTTGCTGCTATTTGCAGAGACAGGGCTGTCTTGCCCGCAGACGGTCTGCCGCCGATGATGATGAAATCACCCGGTGAGATGTGCAGTGCTTCATCCAGACGCTCTAGGCCTGTCTTGATATACACAGGCTTTTCGTCCATGTGAAGCACATAGTCGTTCAGCACATCCTCGTATGTCCACGCATCTTCTTCCTCAGCTTTCAGGCTCATTGCTTCGCCCATCTGCTGGTAAATGTCTGATAGATCAGAATAGTCGGTAAGCTCGCTGGTCATCTGAAATGCCAGACCTTGCACACGAGTGAGTGCAGCTTGTTCTCTGATAAGCTGTGCCCAACGCTGCATCTGCTCCCTGTCAATTCGTACACACTCTGATTCACAGGTTTGTACACACGCCAAGAGCGTCTGCGCTACGTCCGGATGCTGCGTGTTTATCTCGACTATATCTATCTTACCCCTAGCCGTCCAATAGCCCTGAACAGCCGCAAAAGCGTCTCTCAGCTCAGGTCTGAACAAGTCAAGTTCAAGGTCTGGTATGATTTCATCCACAACGCCCGGCTTGCAGAGCATCAGCGCACCGATAAATACCGTTTGAACGTCCATTGTCATAGTCTAGGAAACTCCATCTCCGTACTTTGCTCGTACTGGTCATCCTGTTTTAATGCGTAAATGTCCTGCCACCCGGCATAGATGCTCTGGTCAAGAATGGCTTTCCAGTCGTGCCGATCAAACTTTTCCAGCTTGTTGCAGAGCATCTGTTTTGCCCGGTCTGTCATAGGCTTTTTGATTCTTGTACGCATCTGTGCGAACTCTCGCAGGGATTCCAGCAGGGCTTTATCGCCATGAGCAAAGTCGGAGAAGATGTCAGGTTTCTTTTTGACCGCACTCTCCGGCAAGGTCTTGATATTCATCTGACTGTCAGTTGATACAATGGGCTCATTGTCATCTGACTGTGAGCTCATAGATGAGCTGACCTTCATCTCATTTATGACATGAGGATGAGCTGACTTTCGTGTAGACCATCCTTTTGACGCAATATCGCTTCTTTTCAACTCTTCATCGAGCAGATGTTTAATCAAAATGAAACAAGATTCTGCCTTTTTTGAGTTCAAAGTTGCGTCTTTTCCTTCAAAAACGTATGCACAGATTGCATCGTAGAGTTCTAATTTCTCTTTACTTTTCAGTGTGGAGATGGCTTCAAAGTAGTATCGTTGGAATGTAAAGCTGTCTCGTTTTTTGTCCATGCTTAATCCTCTTTGTAGCGTTTGTTCCATACTTCGATGGCTTTTTCCTTGCCAAATGTTACAGAAGTGCTCACCCCGCATTTTCCGCAGACTACCCAATTAGCCATGTTAATGTCAAGTGGATGAAGCACTTTTACAGTCGGCGGTTCCGCACCGCAGAACGGGCATCTCTTGAGTTCTGTCATTTTCTAAATCCCTCTCTTGTTCTTGTGATTCGCTTATGCGCCTTGACAGGCCTTGCGCCTTTGCCGTACGCTGGGCGAATATGTTTTGCCTTGATGTACCCGCAAGGCGGCTTCGGCCCAAAGTCGAAAAGGCTCAAGTCCATAATGATGATGCCAAACTTCTTGTTCGTCATGCTTACTGCTCCTTACGCATACCATTTCGGTGCTTCGTTAAAGATTTCCACGCCTTCTGTAAAGCCAAGCCTATCTAAGGTTTCTCACATAATGCCATCCATCGCGCCATGCACCCGCTCCTCATCATCTCCATATGCTCTGTACGCCTCTCGCATGGCAGCCGTAAACGAGTCAATCATATCTTGTGTAACAACGATATTGTTTTCCATAAGCCCTCCTATACCATCGGAAACGTCATTCAATGCGTCACAGGACGCTGAATGTTCGGGTCAATAGTCGGTGTTGTATCAATAGCATCCAGCACCTTATCGTAGAAAGCTCCTCCATCGGGATTCGAAAACGAACTAGCTCTGTCTGCGTCCAAAGCGCATTTTTCAATCTTCTGGCGCAGCGCATCTGCATCAATCGGCCTCATATCTGTCAACCCTCCGGCGCATAAATGCGCATCCAATGTGTGACCGTCACGTTATCCGGCAGTCTCTCGCCTATTTCGTCCCAAAACTGACCGTCTGCGTAACAGCCAAGAAAATACGCTGTCGGCGAGAAGCCTTGCAACATTTTTCCATCTTTATCACGCCACGTTGTCTTAGCCGCAAGCAACAAAGGCTACGTCCGCTCTCGTGACGGTTCGCTTGCTGGATGCCAAAGTGTGTTAGCCATGCGCGTTCTCCATTTTCGCTCCACAGTTCGGGCAGTAGTTCCAACGTGTGTGATGATTTTTTGTGTGGCATCTGCTGCACTCGAATCTTGTGAACGTATCGTCCTGTACAATCCATTCAGCGGTACGCTCTAAGGCTGTCGGAGCATCTTCCACAACGTCAATGGCATCGCCAATACCGCAAGCCCTGCATCTAACTCCATTGTAGTTCTCGCAGCCATCGCAATATGCTTTCTCGATTCTTTTAATAAGTGCGTTTCGTTCAAGGTATTCTGGATAATTATCCATTGCCCTTTCTCCCTTCAATCTCCCTACAAACCGCCTTGTAGAACGCATCCCACGTCTCATAGTCGCAAGAATCGCCAAAGCCGAACCCTGTCCGCTTGCGTTCTGCAATGTCACGTTCAAAACAGTCAAGCGTATTATCTGTTAGCTTCGGCAGAAGCGGTGTGATGTATCCGCAGACAAGGCCAGGCATATATGACCGTCTGCCCAAGCAATAGCGCACAGCGCAGTTGCAAACCGCTCCAAAGTTATCATTAGTGGGGTCTACCATGCCTTTAGGTGCGTCTGACTTCAAATCGTTCACGCTGCATTGAAGGGCTTCTGCGAATTTTGCCAGCCGCGTTTCCTTCTTTACGCCACGCTTTTGCTTTTCAACGGCACTGACGTACGCACTGGTTGTTCCAATCATCCTCGCAACATCTTTCTGCGTGATGCCAAGTTCAATCCTGCGCTTCTTGATTTTCTCCCCTGTTGTCATCTTTCTTCTCCCAGTCTTTGCACACATAGTCTGGTTCTGCAAAATAAGTCTTGCACTCAGACATACCATTGCAGCAGACCCACGAAAAGCTGTCATACCATTTACAGTTTGAGCAGGACTTGTCCACAGTTTGGCATAAAAGTTTCCCTTTGCTGTCCAGTAGAATGCCATTGCCCAGCCTGATTACATTACTTTCGCTCATCTTTCTTCTCCCATTTTTGCATCCACGTTCGTCCCACACAAAGTCTGCAACGTGTTCTGACTGGTCGTTCACACATACACCCTCCGGCTCTGCGTACCATTTGCAAGAGCCACAGGACGGCTCGGATTTGTTCTTGCAGGATTCTGCCGTGCATCGGATAGCCTTTCCAGCAGAGAACTGCTTGATGCCCATGCAAGAGCAATGTTCGGTGGTGCAATAAAAACTCATTTTTTATCTCCCATGAATTTTTGCATCAGCTTTCCGTATTCTTCACGGCATTCAGGACACAGTTCTCCAACGCTAAAAAAGCTTCCCAAACCAGTTTCCCAACCTTGTAATGCTTTCCAATCGAATTCGCCATCGTTGTACCGCTCTGCGAACACCTGTTTTCCGCATCGATTGCAAACAAACATCATGCCGTTAATTCTCATTTTGCCTTTCTCCTTCTGTTGGCGTTGAACCGCCCGATCACACGCTTGTACTCTGCATAGCACTCCGGGCAAAGGTCGCCTGTGTCCCTTCTTCACGCCCAGTCCTTGAAGTATTCGTCAGGGTTCATCATCCTGCCGCCCAGAACTTCTCCGCAGCGGTCGCATACTCGCTTGTGGTAAATTCCTCTGTCAGTCTGCATTAGTCGTCCTCCTCAAAACCCGGCGCTACCCTTGCAATATATTCAGTTTCGGAGCCTTCTGGAAATGCAAGTTTAAGGCTTCCACCAATCGGCTGATTATGCAAAGGATATATGTCGAGACCGTTCATTGCGACTTTCGCTGCTTCTTTTTGAGTAGAAGCGTGAACAAGTAAATATCCACGTTCTCTCCATTCAACAGGCACTTTATACAATCCCATGTTAGTCATCCTCCCCAACATCCTTGAACAGGATTTCTTTGTCGGCTTTCCAGTCTTTGATTTTGCACGGAATGTCCGTGCCGGGAACGGTCTTTTTCAGACCGTCCATCTGCCAGATGTTCCATGAGATGATAGCAGCCATGTTGCGAACCTTCCCAGCGTCAGGCTCTATGCCGAACAGCCACTTAAAGTTCTCTCGCCATGTCAGGAGCATATTTGCTCTTGCAAGCAACAGGCTGTCACCCTGCCACTCATAGCCGTATGTAGTTGTCGCTGCGTCCTCTGCCACATCGTGCCATGTCCAGACATTCCAATTAAACCAGTTGTTTACACATTTCAGTTTGCGGTCAAACAGTCCTTTCCGCCTTGGTACTGAAATCTTTTTGCCTGTTACCGTGTCGTATCGATTCACAAGGAATGGTGCTTCTCCGCAGGTGATTTCAAGGACTGTCGAATGGATGTACTTGATAGGCTCTTTCTTCATATCGGGCATCGCACCGTTTTTTTCGCCCATGTCTATCATCTTTTCGCAGACCCAAGAAGGAGTGAAAACCTCTGCTTTTGCTTTGGTTCTCTTCTTCTGCTCATCCAGACGCTTGAGAACTCGTGGCACTGGCGGGCGTTTCTTGATTTGTTCTAACGTGATTTCATCCGAAAAGCCCGCACCCAGTTCAGGCGGTGGCTCTGTCGCCCAGATGATGTTTTTGCCGGTCGTACGGTCTTTCAACAAGATGAACAGCGCCGCTGACAGAATCGGGTCGGAGAAATCAACCAACCGTTGTTTCATTTTCCGGTACCTCTCTGTACTCCACGTCAATCCCTTTCGGCAAAGCCGTCTGGTACTTCTGGGCGAGCTGTTCTGCGCTCTGGGCATCGCCCAACGGCTGTTCAGGCGGCGCAACGGTGACTTCCACGTTGTCACGCATACCAAAGTAGTTCTTGGCTCTGAAAATCCACTCTGCCGGGTTCTCCTGACCATACATACCGTTGTACGCCCACATGGACTGCATTTGCAGAATCAGCTTTAAGATGTACTTCTGCTGTAAGCTATCGTCACGGCGTTTGCCCGCCATAATCTGCTTCAGGCTCACCCATTCGATGCCCAGCACCAGTGCAATCCATTCCACCACAGGGGAGATTCTGGCTTCGATGCAAGCGTCAAAGAAGAAGTCAAGACGTTGCTGCACTTCAATGGGGTTGTTCATATCCACGCTCGGAAGGTCACCAAAATACTTTGCCGCAATCATGCCGACAACTTTCTTGTCTTCTTCATCGCCGATTCTTGACTGCAAATCCCCTGTGTTCAGCATCTTAGACCTCGTAATCGCTAACTCCTGTTGTTCTTTCACCTTTTTACTCACCTGTGAGCGGATAGATTTCCGCTTGTTAAGCATCTGTTGTTTCTTTTTCTCTCGCTCTTTCTCACGCTTCGCAGCGGCTTCTTCTTTCGCCTTTTGCGCCCGCTTCTCACGCTTTTTCTTTTCTGCTTCGGTCAGCGGCGGTCTGCCACGACCACGCTTTGGGGGTGTTGCCATGTATCAGACCTCCTTTGGTGGTTCAGGAAGTGGCATCCAATGGGTGACGGCGTATGGAATTTCACTCCCGACTTCTGCCCAATTTTTGTAAAAGTCCATAAAGCCAAAAATCGTATCGCCGTTATCGCAAAATGCAAGAACTGGAGTATGGTGTTTTGGTTGTCTATCCTTGACGCTAATCCATTTGTCAGGGAAACCGTTCTCGCTATAAGAAACCGTTTCAAAATAGTGCGTAGCCATTCCAAGTTCTTGCTCAATATCGCTACGGATGCTCTTGTCATCCTCGTCCGTTTCGGTTTCAAGAACAAGGTAAATCCGCTTTTTCACACTCTCACCTCTTCATTTTCGTTTCGATGTTGTCCAGCTTCCATGCGATTTGCCAGACTGCACAGCAACCGTCCAACTGCCGCCACCAAGCGCACTTTTCTTTCTCGCAGACACACCGGCCAAGCGGATTGCTGGTCATCTTCATCGGACAGTAAAATTCATTTTCCATTGGTTACTCTCTCTCAATATGTACCTTAGCTCTTTGAACGTTTTCTAAATCGGCAAAACTTTTGAACGAACCGTTTTTCAAATTTACAGCGTTATAAACCAGCGTAGCAAAATTTCCGCTTACTATCGTAGTTGAAACGTTCTCTGTTTTCATGTAAAGTTCCGAATGATGATAAAATGCTTCCGCAACATCAATGTCGCTAAACGGCATTAGAATATCATTTATTGATTTAATTTCCATATTTACTTCCACCCCATCGCAACAGCCGTACAAACGACCAGACACACGTTGACGAACAGCCAGACGAGCATTGCCTGCCGTTCCTCAAACAGGCTGTTCGCCATGTTCTTGATTGTCCGTTCAGACTGAACCACTACCGCCAGCAGGACTAAGCAGACCAGCCAGCGGGTTACAAATTCAAACATTGTTATCCTCCATCAAATCGTCCATGCTCAACTGACCGCTGATGTTGTCATCTTCCATGCTGTTCCACTCGTTTTTGTTTTCAGTGTCGGGCTTCTGTTCATCAGGTGTTAGCCAGTCATTCAGTTCTTTCATGCAGGACGGACAAAGTTGAATTGGTTCTTCGCCCAGTCCAAAGCGGTTTCGTTCCACCGTACAATCCAAGAACAAAATCGAATTTGCTTTTCCGTGGCAATCGTTTATGTCAGGCACTTTCCGATTAAAAATCTCACCGCATCTGTCGCACTTAAAGACAACACTCACTCTTTTATTCCCTCCATTCTTGAACCACAGTTAGGGCAATAATCAAAATCCGATACACGTTCATACGGCGAGAGTTTATATTCTGCTCTGCACTTGTCACACTCGATTGAGTTGCTTTCATGGTCGTAAATCCATTTTGCTTGTCGTTCCTGTTCTCCTTTCAGCCAGTCGTTCAGCTTTGCCATGCAAGAGGGACAAAGTACAAACGAACGATCAGGCGAGCACTCGTATCCACGCTCTTTGATTTTGATTTTTCGGATTCCGTCTGTTTCTCCGTGCCACGAAAAGCACTCTCCGCAACGGTCACAAATTGCAACCTCGATGCTCATTTTCTCTCTCCAATCTTTTTAACAGCGCATCCACGTCATACCGCCAATGGACACGCAGCCTTTTTGCTTTGACCTCTATCCCCTCTTGCTCTGCCCACTGCCAAGGAATGCTCTTGCGGCTCTCGTTGTATCGGAACGCCAGAACCTTGCTGGCAGGGATTGCAAAGGTGCGGTTGACTGCCCTGTAATTGACTATCACATGGGCGGTCTGACCGCTGTACCCCATTGCATCCACCATGTCCGTGATGTGCTTTTCCTTGCGGTATTTGCACTTTTCCTTGTCGTACTTGCCGAACACCTTTTCCAGAGGGATAGAGGGCGTTTCAATGGTTTTCAGCTCAAGCAGGTGATTCATCGGGTAACGGTACACAAGGAAGTCGCAGATGTTGTCGATGGAAAACGACAGGTTCTCGTTGCCGCCGTAGTAGGTGGCAGCACTGTCTTTCAGGCGGTAACACCATGCATCGGGTGGAACGGATGCCTTGAAGTCTGCTTCAAACTGCTTGCCGGTGTTCATGTACGAAGTCCTTTGTTGATTCGGTCTAACATTTCAGGTAACTCAGGCATTGGCATCCAAAACGGGTACTCATCAGGAAACGATTTGACCAGCTCCCAATATTGCTGTAAGATTCGCCACTTATTCATGCTTTCAGAAAAATACACAGAAAGCACAAACAATCCGTCTTGGTTCGCATCTTCCTTTGTCGGAGGGGTCTTTGCCGTTTCTCTCCATTCGTTCATCCTCGTTCACCTCTAAATTCACTTCCGAGAAACCGCTTCTTGCCACGTTCCCAGTGTTTGTCCTCGTAGTTGCGGTGGTACACGCTCTGGCTGTGGTTAAGCTCATGCACGAACGCCTTGCGTTTCTCGAAGTCTTTCTTCTCTGCCTTGTACTTCTCGCAAGTGTCGTGGCAGGCTGTGCAGCGTGATGTGCAGTTGAGACAACAGGTAATCATTCTTCGCCGAATCTCCTTTTTGTAACAGCAATGGGAAAATCCTCGATTTCGGAAGCCCATCGTGCCGTACCGTTTCCATAGGTCTTTTGCCAGACAAGTGGGAAGCCACCTATACCATCGAACAGACTGCCCAACGTGGCGCTTGTACTCAAATAGGGTTTCATCTTCTGCGCAATCCAGAACCACTGCGGTATAGCAATGCTGTTTCCGAGTGCCTTGTAACGTGGGCTGTCAGCATACTTATGCTTCTTTCCTTTGCTATCCACCCATTCGCCGATGTCCGTCCATCCGTCTGGGTATCCTTGCAGCCGTTCACACTCAACAAGTGTCAAGCGGCGAACAATCCAGCGGACGGTTTTCTCTGCAACCAGGCATTCGCTGCCATTGCCGATGTTTCCTGCTTTCGCTTTCAAGGTTGAGCATTTTCCGCTTTCTTTGTAGTGGCTAAAAGACTGTTCGTTAAAGGTATGGCGCTCAATCGCAATAGCCGTATAATCTGTGATTCTGTTTTCGTGGTCGCCGGTGATTGTCGGCACGATTTTGCCATCACCATTTCCGCGAGCGTCATAAACAACAGGCTGAAACAAAGTCTGGTCTTGCAACGTGGAAAGTGTTGCGCTCTTTTCGGTCTGTACCAGTGCGCCTTTTCCGCCTCCGGAACATCCGCTACGGATTTTCAGGGTGTAGGAATTGCCCCCCCTATCACGTCCAGAAGGGCTTGCCTGAGAACTTCCGGAAGCGGCTTCCCACGCCTTGATGCTCTCGTCAAGATTCCCTGACAGGCTCGTGCGCTCAAATAATATTTCTGCGGCACGTTGTCCTCTAAAATCTGCGACAAGAGCGATTCTCTTTCGGCGTTGGGGGACTCCCCAATATTGAGCGTCAAGCTGTCGCCAAGCCAAAGACCATCCGTTTCCGGCGATTGCTCCGGCTTTGCTCCATCTGCCCCCCCCTACCCGAAGGTCTAGGAATTGAAGCGTCTGGTTGTTCCACGCAGGCAAGTTCTTCCAGCACGGCTCTGAAATCTTCTCCTCCGTTGGAGCTGAATGCTCCGGGTACGTTTTCCCAAACAGCGAAAGTTGGATACAGTCCATTTGTGCTTGACCTCATTTCTTTTATGACTCGAACCGCTTCCATGAACAACCCGGAGCGTTCTCCGGCAAGTCCAGCCCTGCGTCCTGCAATGGACAAGTCCTGACACGGGCTACCGAACGTGATGCAATCCACAGGCTCTATCTTGTCGCCGTGAATCTTTGTGATGTCGCCCAAGTGCTTCATATTTCCAAACGCCCGTCCAGCCAGATAGCACAGCTCTTATATAAGGTAGGCGGTCAGGGTTTATGTCCTAAAAGGGCAAATCCGATGAATCGTCAATCACAGAGAAGTCGTCTGCGTTACCCTGAGAATAGTTCTGTGGTGCATCCTGCGCCCGATCGGCGGGTTTGCTGTCAGACTTGCCACCGCAGAAGTCAACCTTGTTCGCCATAATTTCTGTTGCGGTGCGGTTGTTTCCCTGCTTGTCGATATATTTCCGGGTCTGGATGCTGCCAGTCACCAGAATTAGGCTACCCTTCTGGAACCACTTGGAAACGAACAACGCCGTATTACCAAATGCGGTGCAATTGAAGAAGTCGGTTTCCTTCTGGCCGCCACTCTGACGGTCGCAGGCAATGCTGAACGTGCAAACATCCTTTCCAGACTTCGTGACCTTAGCTTCAGGCGTGTGAACCAGACGCCCCTGAATTGCGATAGAGTTAAGCATTGTTTAGCCCTCCTTCGGCTGTTTCTGAGCACAGTCCCAACACAGGACACGCCCAAAGCGTTTCTTTGTGCTTCTTGCAGTTTCCAGCGGTGATACAGTTCGATTGTTGTACTGGACAGGCTGCAACTGTTTTCCACAACAAGCGCACGGAGGAATATTTTCTGCTCCCGCTTGCTTTTGGACAGGCTTGTTTGCCCTGCTTGTGGTCTGCTTCTGGTACTCGTCCGTGTCAGCGTCCTTCGTATCGTCAATGCAGAACAGACCATTCAGAGCGTACTTTCTAGCGTAGCTACTAGACGTTCCAGTCACCTGCGCTGCATCCATCTTGGTTTTTTGCTCCGGTTCTCTTGCGTAAGCAGTAACAGTTACGCATCCACCATCCAGAGTTTCCACCTTTGCGGTCGCTTCGATGTAATGCCACCCCTCTAACACTTTAGGTTCATCAGAAAGGGTAAGAAGCAAACCGTGTTCTTTCAAAATTGGCTTGACTGCTTCCAAAATGTCCTCACAAGAGCGATACTTGTAACCACCAAATGTGTTCATCTGCCCCTTCGGGGCTTTCAACTCTGATTGAACAGCCATCAGAGCTTCATGGATTTTGCTGTTATCCATACGTTTCCTTTCTTCGGCTTCATTAGGCTTCATTATTCTTACTTCGGCTTAACTTGGCTGTATAAAATCAACCAGCCATCAGTTCTGCCAACTGCGCACGGAGGTCTTTCAGCTCTGCTTCCCTGTCCTCAATCTCAGACTGCAAGTCCTCAATCGCTGCCAGCCGGTCAGCTTCTTTGGCTTCTGCTTCCTGCTCACGGGTTAGGAAATACACGCCGTCCTCCGGTTCGGTCACACCACCGAATCTGTCAAGGTTAATCATCTTTTGGTCTCCCTCTCTTGCGTCTCTCTTTGATTTGCAGTGCGCTGTACCACTGGTCTTTGTCGATTTCGATGGTAGACCACCGATGGTTACAGGAAATGCACTTCTTTCGGCGAATGATGCTATCGTGGTCAGACCGGCTATCAACCGTTGTGATGTTGTCACTACCGCACATCGGGCATTTCATCGTGCATCCCTCCACTCGTTGGTGTGGTGAGGAATGCGTTTTACTTTGCGATTTTCCTGTTCAATGCGTTCATTTTCAGAGCTGACCCCAATGGCACACAAGACGAGTGCTGCGGCGAGGAAGCTGCACGAAAGGAAAACGTATCCAAACATTGCTACTGTGCTCTGACTTTTTTGGATTGCATCGCCGCATCCTACCGAAAAGATTGCTAACGCGATTCCAAGCGTGCAAAGGACATTAGCTTTCAGGCTTTTCACTCTTATTACCTCCAAAACTCAGTATCCATGCCGTAGCCATTGCCACAGATACCGTGATGATTCCACGGGCAGCTGATGCACCCACCAAAATTCCGATGTGATGCACCATCCAGAAGTTCAGCAGAAATACCGCCAAAACCACTGCCAGTGCTATGCCCCACATCAGGGCAACTTCAATCAGTGCTTTCACTTTATCTCCTTTCATTTTTGCCATTGCGAGTCATGACGATACCATGCGTTGCCGTTGCTTTTCGGTGAATCGCCTTGCCTTTGCTTTTCTGCTCCTAGCTACTCAATGCCAAAGCGTGTCGCATCTACTCATTGCCATCGCTTCGCTACGCCTTGCATCGCCTTTGCTTATCAAAGCCACACCTTGCATCCATAGCCTTTGCTGCGCCGCTCATGTCGGTTCCATGCAATTCCATTGCTCGTCTGAGCCTTGCTTCGCCATGCCTTTGCAGATCTCGTCAAATCAGCGCATCGCCGTTGCCGCTCAAGTCGCTTCGTCTCCCGGCATTGCCTTAGCATTTCTGAGCCAATCGTCACTATGCCGTTGCAGTTCCACGCCGAGTGCAGCACAGCCCTACCCCGCCATAGCGGTTAATTGATGATTTCGTAAGCAAAGCGTCCTTTAGAACTGTTTCTCCACTGGCCGATGCCACGCAGAGCGCCGTAATCCAGCCACTCGAGCACGACCTTTTCGTGAGAATCGTCCAAAAGAACGATTTCAAACTCGCAGGTCGAACCAGCTGGAATCTGCTCGCTGTTGGCAAGGCTTACACGTTCTCCCTGCGCCGTCTGTGCGCGGAGAGGGCGCTGGCACTCGGTAATCTCGCCGTTCACATGAATGGGAATCATCCGGGGAGACACGAAAATAAGACCGTCAATTACCTTCTTGTAGGCCGTCAGCTTGCCGCTTTCGTTCACGGCCTTCTTCTTGCCAGTTTCGGTCTTGCCGCCGATACGACCCAGCATACCGCAAGAATCCTTGAAGAAGCCCTTGATCTGGTAGTCATACAAGGCGGGTTCTCCGTTTTCGTTGCGAGGGAACACGGTCATGCCCTTATCTGCCACAGCATCAGCGCCCAGAGCAGCAACCTCGTCCTCGATGGTATTTGCATCCGGGGACTTGCTGGCGATGAACTCGCGTGCAATGTTCTGATTGCTAGGCCATGTGCCGAGAACTGCTTCGGTGAATGTGATTCTTACCTTGATTTTTTTCATTTTTGCTCACTCTTTCTTTCTCAATATGTTCCAGTCTTAAAGGTTCACGCTCTTGCCAGCGATTCTGCCACGGACTGCTTTTGTTGAAGTTGCTTATTGCTTTCTTCATCGTTTGCCATCCTTCGATTACGTTGGATGCGTTCCAGCCGTTCTTTTTCCCGGCTGTGCCAGCGGATTTCCCGCTTGCCGTAGTACTTACCGTTCATCAGGAGCCTTCACCTTTCCTTGTGCAAGTAAAGTACTGTAATAGCCGTAGCTCATACCATATCGTTTTGCGGCATCGTTCATCTGTCGCACGGTATACTTTGGAGCCTCGTGCTTTTGAGGTCTCGCACGTTCTGGCTCCTGCACATCCCAAGTAATTTTGAGCTCACCAGATGCTTTTAGCTCATTCAGTTCTTTTTGCTTTTTGGCTTTGTACTTTTTGGTCAAAGCCTTGTTTGCATCTGCTGCGCATTCAGGGTGATACTTCTGAGACCAGACCTTCCGAACCATTGGCTTCTTGCACCAAGCGCATAAAGCCGGTTCCGGCTTAGCCTTGATTCCTTTCTTTATAAGAGCCTGCCGTTCTCTGCGAACAATGATTTTACATTCTTCACAGTATTTCTTGCGCGGATTTACAAGGCCAAGAAAGACACCGCAGCGCTCACAGTATTTAATTTCCATCCACTTCACTTGCCTTTCTTAAGGCTCTTTCATTGTGTTCAGAAAAACACTGGTCAAGAAACTGGATAAACTTTGCGATTTTCTTTGCATCTTCCGGCGTGCAACCATTTTCTACAAAGTGCCTTGTCGCCTGCTCACTCTTGAAATCCGAGTAGGTCTTGGCCGCGGCGTCAATGGCAAACTTGGCTTCTTCCGGGTATTCAAGGTCAACCTTTAAGGCGATAATCTGTTCCATGTTCAGCCCTCCTTCTGCTCGATTTCAAGAATCTTGCAAATGCTCTGAATAATTTTCTCCGGCTTTCGCTCGCCACGAAGAATCTTGTAGAGGTACGAATCATCAAGGAACAATCCGGTATCACTTTGAACCTCCTGAATCAGCTCCGTTTGCTTCATACCTCGCTGCAACAGCTTCATTTTCACTTCCAGCTCAAAGCCAGAACGGAAGTTTTCTTTCAAAATTTCACCTCCATTTGCTAAAATCTATTGACAAGTACGGAAAACTGTACTAATATAAGGGTGTAGAGAGTTTATATTGTACAGCGTTCTGTACTTCCCATGTCTGTATTATAGTACAGCCATCTGTACAAGTCAACTCTTTTGTACAAAATTCTGTGCATTTGTATACTTGCACAAATATGGGAGTGTTCTTATGTCGGACTTGTACAGCAACATCCATGCACTCTGCGAAAAAGAGGACATCAAAGACGGAACCCTTTGCAGCAACATTGGGATTCGCCGCAGTTTTCTTTCCGAATTGAAAGCCGGAAGAACCAAAAGCCTGTCCGCAGAGGTTCTTTCTAAGATTGCAGCCTACTTCAACGTATCGGTAGACTACCTTCTTACTGGCGAACAAAAAGAAAACCCGCCCCAACGGCCGCAAAGTGAAGTCGATGCAGCAGTGGAGCGGATTAAAAGAAAACTTGAATCTATGCCGAAGGAACAGCGTGAAGCTCTGATGAACCTGATCGAGAAGATGTGAAGAAAGCCCGTGTATTACTTGTTGTGTGGCTGTGCCTTTTGCTTTTGGTTCATGCAGGCCTTGTTAAAAGGCAATGACCGTGTGCTATATGGCAACAGCAGAAAATATCGTTACCGTAGAAACCGAAAAAAGAAGTGGTTCTGACCCGGTAAAATAAAAACCCCTTGTGCCGGGCTGGTGTAGCTCTGCGCAAGGGTTTTTCTGTTATTCTAGGCCTAAGGCTTTCTCCGCTGCCGGAATCTTATCAGGGTGTTCCAACAGCCATGCGATAAACCTGTCAATCTTAGCTCTTTCTTGTTCACTCATTGTGGCATATCCTCCCGATCGGTAAGTATGGACGTTCATTTGATACGATTATACACCTTTTAGTTGTCAGGTCAATGTGTTTTTAACAACTTCGCAAAAATTGAATGTTTTCTTCACATCCGTTACTTTGCATCGGGGAAGCCAAAAATTGCAATGACAATGATTAAGAGCCACATTAAATTTAAGTTACCCTTTGCTTTGTAACATTCCGTTGGGCATGGAACGAAAGGGGTTATTCGGTAAATTGTCCAGCACATCTGCTTTGACGAGAGCGTTTGTGCTGATGCTGTGCGAAACATTGTTTAGCTGCACAATGGCATCGTCTAAGTCCTTCACGGTTGCTCCACGCCGTTCCATTGACTGAAGGAAGGTTTTCACTTCTTCAAGAACAACAGGGTTTTCGGTTTTATAGAATCCGTTCGTAAAGTCCATCTTTCCTCCAATCACAGCTCTACGAGCTGCCCATCAATGCGTTCGATGTTATCTGCCGGGTCGCGCCCATCGTCCAAGGCGGCTATGGCGCGTTCCAGGATGCCTTTTGCTTCGAGGTAAGCATCTTTATCAGCTTCGTACCCAGAAAGGCTCAGGACAAGCTCCAGCGTCCGTCTGCGGGCGTATGGGACAATCAGAGCATCTACAGTTCGGTTCATTAGCTTTCCTCCCATGGTTCAGGTGTGTGTGGCTGCCCATCGGTAACGCTAGCGGGCATTCCATCGATGATCGGCATACGTTCATGGTTCCAGATTACAGTTTCTTTCATTTTGTGTTTCCTTTCTATTTGGAATTTTTTGACAATACAGTTATACCACATCTCGCTGTTTCAATGGAACAGCGACTTTTTTCAATTATTGTTTCACATTTTGAACAATATATCAGTTTAATTTCTTTGCTTTTGTGTCATTTTGTCGAAAGAGGGGTATTTATGGATGATTATAGGATACGAGTGGCAAAAGTGTTAGAGATGGCAAGAGCAGAATCTGGACTTAGCCAGCAGAAGCTTGCGGACAAAATGGGTGTAGGGCGGACATCCATTTTTCGTTATGAGCAAGGGACAATGACCCCAGATGCTTCTACTATCATAAAATGGTTTGTGTGCTGCGGTGTTGCGGCCAAGCCGTACATAGACACTTGTTTGCATCCTGGATTATTGGAAAGTCTGGCTGGCGATGCTAGCACCGAGAGAAAGAGGGATGCACTGATAGAGCATATCAAAGAAGCCCATCCGCAAGAAATTGATCTACTGTGCTATCTGATCTATGGCAATCACGGCTCAGATTACCTTGCCGTTCTGTGCGAAATGGTAGCCAACCTTCACACGACTTTGCGTGATCGTGTATCCGTCTGCCGCACCGTCACAGGTCATTATGAAATGGCACAGGCCACCAAAACCGACCCAGATCCAGACGGAACACAGCCTAATATGCAGATTTTGTATCAGGCACAGGACTGTGGGGAAGCTGCGGCTATGAAACGAAACGATTCTTATACCATAAACGAAGAAAACATTTTGCGCTGATTGTCGAATTATCGCAGTTTTTAAAGGACATTTTGTCCACTTTTTGTACACCTATCGGGAAAATTCACCTTGTCATTCCGTCCCCCATGGTCTATGAATCGACAGTATTTGCACGGAATAAATAACGTAGTAGCGATAATATGTAGCTTGCATTTAATCGGCTCGTCAATCCGTCCCCCATAACACCGGCTCAAAAGTTTTTTATCCACTTTTTGTACACGTTAGGTAAATCTAACCGTTAAGCGTTTCAACCTTTCGGATGTTAAGCATCTGTTTATTTAGCAGTATTCGCTTTGTGTTTTTCACTTTTCAAGAGAGAAAGAAAAGATTTTGTGGAAAATTTTCTTCTTCTGCTATTAGTAGAAGTTATTTTATAATCTTGTTAATAGTCTTGTTTTATATAATGTAAAGAGGTGTACAAAAAATGGATATAGGTGTACAGATTGTGGATATAGGGGTACGAAATGTGGACAGTTAGGTGTACAAGAAGTGGAAACAGGTGTACACTTGCTATTGATTTGTACACCTGTTTGTGATATACTCTTATACGAGAGGAGGCGTGATAAGATTGTCTGATATTAAAGGCGGGAACTTGGTTGAAAAGAGCCGACAGCTTGTTTGGGCAAAGTTCACTGATTATACAGCAGGAGAGCTTCGGTTGCTTGAAGTGTATCTTAGCCGTATCAATCCGAGAGACCCCGAAACTTCAACGGTTCAGTTTACGTTACAAGAATATTGCGAATTTTTAGGGTTAAAAATCAACTCTAGGAATTTGAAAGCACAGGTTAAGCATTTCATCGACAACTCTGTTGAAGTTCCTAGAGGTGACGGTTCAGGCTCGTTTGACCTGTATCCCCTGTTCAGCAGAGCAACTGTAAATTTTGAACCTAGTTTGATGAACATTACTGTGTCGTTGTGCTGTAACCCACTTCTACAACCTGTTTTCTTCGACATTGCAGAGCGTGGATATGTCAAGTATCGCTTGCGCTACACAGCGAATATGAAATCTCAGTATAGCATTTTGCTGTATTCAATTCTCAGAGAGTTCATCGGACGTGGCGTGAGCCAGCCCGAAATTACGTTGGATAGATTAAGGGAACAGCTTGGCGCAAGAGAACCTAGCTATCAAGAGTTCAAGCATCTTAGGCGGCGTGTCATTGATATTGCGGTAGCTGAAATAAACGAAGTATCAGACCTGTGCGTTGAATATGACAAAGTCATGAGAGGTCGCAATGCGGTTGCTGTGAAGTTCAATGTAGCTTTCAAGTCTAATGAGCCAGTCATAGACGTGGAAGCTAACGAGGTTGAAAGCGTAGAGTTAAAAGATGTTCCAAAGAGCCAACGACCTGCCAGAAAGCCCCGCAGTGGCGCATACGAGAATGTGGATTGGGCATCTATTGCGCCGGAGATGTCTAAAAGCCAGTGTATCTTGACCGCAAAGCTGGTGGCAAAGAGATTGCCGGAGAAGTATCCGAACATCAAGCCTAACAAGAAAAAAGAAGCTGTTGTGAACATCATTGAGAATGCATACAGGATTCTTGTCAGTGAGCGACTTGATAGAATTGAAAAAGACCCCGGCGCTTATATGTACTCAATTTTGAAAGAAGCAGACCTTGACGATTATGCTACGTTTGATGATAGCTTCTTGAAGTAGTCAGATGCAGCACATTGAGCAGATGATGCAGAAAGGAGAAAGAATGGAATGGATTAGTATGAAAGACAGGCTACCAGAAGAACCGGGAACGTATCTTGTGTCTTGCGTTTCTAATGGGCCTTATTTCTGTGGAACGCATACGATTACGGCTCAATGGAATGGGAAATGTTGGTGGAGGACAAAATATCAGAAATTCACCCATTGGATGCCGATGCCAGAACCAGTGAAAGAATAAAGAAAGAGTGATAAAATGGCAAAAGTTCCCTACTCCGTTCTGAATAAAGCAGAACTTGACCTTGAAAAGAAGTTTGATTATCAGTTTCGGTTCAATCATCATGGAAATCAGGCTTCTGTAAGGGTTTTGCCGCAAAGAAGTTATAGCGAACTAACGCCAGATGAAGCGATTGAAGCCGGGAAAGCCTTAATCGAAGCTGGAATGGCGGCGAAAGGATTCGCATACAACGGTTACTATGTAGACTGGGGAGAATAAAAATGGCAAAAATCATAGCTGTCGCCAACCAGAAGGGCGGCACAGGAAAGACTACCACAAGCACCTGTCTGGCTGGTGCGTTACAGTTGCTTGGCAAGAAAGTTCTGCTGGTGGACTGCGATGCCCAGTGCAACGCAACGGACACATACGGCGCGCAGACAGAGGACGTGTGTACTCTGTTCGATGTAATGACCCGGCAGGGCACGGTAGAAGAGGGAATCCAGCACTGCGAAGCCGGTGACATTCTGCCGTCAGACAGCGCATTGAAGGACATTGACGAGCAGCTTGTCCGGGACATTGGTAAGAACTTCCGGCTGCGTGAAGCGCTGGAATCCGTGTCCGGGCAATATGATTACATCGTTCTGGATACTCCTCCGCAGCTCGGCCTTGCGCTTGTAAACGCACTGATCGCCGCCAATAGCATTATCGTGCCTATTACAGCAGACCGATATGCACTGGCTGGTTTGAGCCAACTTTCGCAGACCATTGGCGATGTTCGCAGATACTTTAACCCGACCTTGAAGATTGAAGGCCTGCTTCTGAACCAGTACAAAAGCCGTGAGAACCTGTCCAAAGAGGTTGTGGAGCAGCTTCCTGTGATTGCACAGAGCATGGGTACAACCCTGCTGGATGTGAAGATTAGACCGTCTATGGGCGTTCGTAAGGCACAGGCAGAGCGGCATAGCCTGTTTAGCGGTGATACGGCAAAGAGCACAAGCGCAGAGGATTTCAAGGCGTTGGCGCAGTATCTCGTTGGAGGTGAGGATCGATGAAGTCAACCAGCAAAAAATCTTCTGGCTTATTGGGCGGGTTTGATTTTCAGCCTGTTTTTTCGGAACAGACATTAAGCCGAAGTGAGCCAAAGGAAGAAGAAGTAAGCCAAACAAAGCCAAATAATGCCGAACAATCACCGATTAAGCCCAGTGAAGCCGAAGACAGCTATACACAGCCTAATGAAGCACAATTAGGCAATATTAAGCCGAAGCAAGCCAAAGACAGCGAAAGACAGCCGAGTGATGCCGTGTTAGGCGAAGGTAAGCCGAAGAAGCTGAAACAGGCAAAGGAAACGAAACGACTGATTGAACAGGGCAATATTCCCGGCGCACTGGCTGAAGCTGGCTTGACAAAGAAAAAAATCCCGATGCCGGAATCGCATCAGGGCGTTGCAAGTGGCGATGGCAAGCGTTCTAAGCGCATTACCATCCTTATGAGCGTGGAAGAACGCAAGTACATAAACCGTGAAGCCAGACGGCACGGAATGACCATCGGACAGTATGTGTACGCTCTGGCGGTTGCAGCGGCAGAAGGAAAGATTGAATTGGAGGATTTCTTAGATGAATGATAGTGAGCGACGCCTTATTCGATTTGTTTGCGATGGTGATATGCGAAACGCGCAAAAAGCTGTTAAAATCATTTTGAATTCCATATCATCCAAAAAAGATGAGCAGTTCAAAGAAAATATGTTTCGCAAGTTGGAAAGCAAAAGAGAATTTATTGAATTGCCATATAACTTACAGCATCTTTTGATCGCAGAGGATACAGAAGAATTTCCGGAAGCAAGATTCCTTCTTAGGAACGAAGAAAAAAGTATAACGCAGAAAACTGTTGCCATTTATCGAGCATCTGAAAAATTGAACGAAATGGGCATTCCTTATTTGCCAGCATTGATGCTCTATGGGCAAAGCGGATGTGGAAAAACCATGCTGGCTAGGTATATCGCACATAAAGCAAAACTTCCGTTTTTGAGGATTCAATTTTCAAGTCTAGTTGATTCGCACTTAGGACAAACACAATCTAACCTTGCAAGAATTTTTGATTATGTGAGAACCGTTCCTTGCGTTCTTTGTTTTGATGAAATAGATGCGGTCGGAATGGCTCGTGGGCAAAAAGATGACGTTGGGGAAATGAACCGTGTGGTTATTGCGATTATGCAAGAAATGGATAGATTGCCGAACAATGTCATCATTATCGGAACAACAAACCGATTTGATAGGATTGACCCTGCGCTTACAAGAAGATTTCCGTTGCAATACGAATTAAAGACGTTGTGTCGTGCGGATGCAGAAATACTTTCCAAAAGGTTCTTTGAATATGCAGGAGCACAATATGAAAACATAGCTTATGAAGATCGCGTCCCAGCATCTACTGTTATCAAAGAATGTACAGAACGAATTGTAAATCAAGTTCTGAATCAAAAGGATTTCTTGGAGGATTGACGTATGATTGTTTATAGACCTCATCGTGGTTCTTTGGAAGATGCCATGAAAGAAGTAAAAACATTTGACAACTGGTATCAGATGACACATTATATTGCAAATAATTGGAATTTGGCGGTTGGCAAGAAAGTGATAGAACCTGACGATATTGTTATGGACGATAAACCGGTCAATGATGACCGTGTTGGCTGGAAAGACGTTCACATGGTTTTGGCAACTCGTATTGGGAATGACAATTTTATGGAAAAATACGGAAACCCGCAGTGTATCGGGTATTGCACTTACGATGTATCAAGTGTAAAAAATACTTAACGCCGAAAGAAGTAGGGGGTGAAAACTTTTATTGGGTCAAAATCCAGTACGATGATGACGAAAAATGCAGACACTTTCAAGCTCCGTTCGTCTTGTTTGCAAACAACAAAGAAGAAGCAAAGGCTAAAATCGAGCGAGAAGTCCCCGGCAAATTCTCCATCGTTGGCATAGTTGAGCTTGATAAGAGCCTTGTATTCCATCCGCAAGACTTATTTGACATAAAAGCCCAATCTGTACTTTGGGAATGAGGGGGAGGGGGGAGATTGTGCGCACATATAAGCCACACAAGCACAGAAGCAAAGAAGAGCAAGCCAAAATAAACGCAGAGGTAGCAAAACGTAAAGCAAAACTGGCTGAAAAGTACAATACTGACACGCAGTATTACAAGGGCATTCCCGTTGAGCTGATTGTAAGAGAGGACTACGGTTGCTACAAAGCAAAACGTTTCAAAATCAATGGCAGTAATCAAAACGTGTGGATTCCAAACTGCTATCTTGAAGATGACGGAACAATTAAGGCGAACGCAAATATTGATTTTGTGTTTCGCAAGTCAGTAAATCAATTAAATAAAGCTGGAATTACGCAAGCGATTATTGGTATCAAACGTAAAATGCCGGAAGAAGATGTGCCAAATCTTAAAAGCACTATGCAGAAAATCGGAGATACAGGAACTTGCTAAAGAACAAGCCCCTGTGCAACCAATCAAGGCTGTACAGGGGTTCTGTTTTACTTATCAGCAATGCAATCCCAGTAGAGATACGCCTTGCCGTCTGCGGCATCTGCGTCCTCAAGAAATGCCTTTGCCATGTCAGCGTAGAAGCCCGGAGTGTCAACGGACTGGCGTTTTGCGACCTGACAATAATCCGAGTACATCATGTTCATGACAGCCCAGAAATCGTTCGGGTCACAGGTGATATTGCGCTGTTTGGCAACGTCCTGTGTCTGTTCCAGCGTCCAGTGACAGCCCTTTGTGCCGTCAGCATTTACCATGCTGTCGCACCATTCCTCTGCTTCATCGTGGGTGAGGTGCTTGCGCGGCATCTTGATGGAGCGGCTGTCTGCACCGCCACGTTCGTACTGCACAGACCGCTTGTCCCAGTCTCCGTTCTGTGAGAAGCCGATTTGCGGCATCTTGCGCCCATACTCAACGTCAGGGTAGCGGGGGATAGGGTAGGGGTCAATATAGCGGTTCTCCTCCTGTGGATAGTAAGGATAGCGGTCGTTGCCGTCTTCCAGCTTACGCAGACGGCGTTCCAGTTCACGCTCCCTGCGGTCACGCTCTTCCTCAAGGCGGTCACGTTCCGGCTCACGGCCTTTGTCGTGGTCGCGGAGCATCATCATGCGGCGAAAATTAGTCTTGCCCATAATCTATACCTCCTTAGGAAATGGACGCAGGCACACCGGCGTGGGAGCGGCAGAAGCAACCAAGATACTTAAACGTGCCTGTGCCAGTGGCAGACGTTGCCACACGGGTAGCGTAGCGGGTGCGAGTGTGGATGCTCTCGGCGGTCGCCTGAGCGCAGTTGCAGTCGGTCAGAGGGTATGCGGTAGTGCCTGCACCGATGGTAATGACCACAGGTGCATTGATGGTGGTCGTGTCCGGCAAGCTCTGAGCAACAACGATACAATACTTCTCTCCGTTCTGGTATGCGCCGGCAGGGATGTTGATGGTCAGTGTGTCGTTGGCGAACGTGACCGCCTGACTGATGACCAAGTGCGGGCAGAGTTTGCAGCTTGTTTTGCAAGCCATAGTAGTTTCCTCCTAAAAAATCAGGGGCAGAGGTGTCTTCCCCCTGCCCCGATGGTTCACCCGGTGTTATCGGGGAGTGTGTGGGTTAGCAGCCGCAGCCGCAGCAGTTCACGCCCACGTTGGGATTTGCCACCTGATAAGCGGGAATCGGACGAGGATTGACCCGGTTCAGGATGGTATCGGTCTGCTGGGACATCACGGTGGTCAGAAGCGCATTCTGACGATCCTGAGAAGCGGCGAACTTCAGGCTCTGGTTCTCAGCGGTCAGAGTGGCAATCTTATCCTGCGTGAAGTAGTCCATCATGCTGCGAAAGTTGGCGTTGCAATTGTCCACGATGGCACGGGCGTTGTCTGCGATAGCCTGACGGGTAGCGCAGTCCTGCTGTGCAATGGTGTACTTCAGGTCGCCGATGAGCTGCTTGTTCTCGCAGCAGCAAGATGCCAGCTGCGTCTGGATAGCGGTCTGACCAGCCTGACGTGCGTTGCCCTCCTGCATGATGGCAAGGCTGATGGCGTTGTCGCCGTTGGACACGCTGCGTTCCAGACCGTTCACGAGCTGTGCGTTCTGGTAGCCAAGCTGACAGATGGCGCTATTCACACCAGCAAAGCCGTTTGCGATGTTGGTGTTGACGCCGTTCATCTGTGCCAGCTGGTCATAGCCCAGAGAGCAGATGCCGCTCTGGATGCCAGCCAGAGAACGAGAAGTGTCCTGCTGGTAGAAGCCCTCAGACAGAGCCGCACGAGTATCTGCGCCGCCCTGACCAGTTGCGCCGGTGCCCACCAGATAGGGGATGTAGCTGTTCATGCCGTTGTCACCACCGTTTCGACCGTAGCCGTTTGTGCCCCAGCCGAAGATGATGGCGAGGATAATAACCGCCCACAGACCTTCGTTGCCGAAAAATCCGCCGTTGTTATTACCGCCGTCCTGCCCAGCCAGATAGCCAGTTGCAAAATCGTCCATAACAAAACTCCTTTCAGTTTTGCGTTATGCTATCCCACCGCCGTGTGCGATGGGCGAAGCCAAACAAAAGCGGTTTTTATCAAGTCCGCAAAACTGAGAAGCGTTTCGCTTAGAGGGATGTTTTACCGGGGCAGCGTCAAATTCAGAACGCTTGCCAGTTGGTTCAGGTCAATGCCCCGCTCTTTGGCGAGGTTCTGCGCCATCGTTCGGAGCTGTGCTTCGTTTTTACCCTGAATCAGGTTCAAGCCTTGCATGATAGGAGCATTTTGCCCGCTCAACTGCTGGATAAGCCCCATCGGGTTCTGTCCGGCACGGGCAAGGTTCGCAAGCTGCATGATAGGGCTGTGAGTAATCATATCAAACGGAGATGGCATTGCTTATTCTCCTTTCTTTGCTGTGGCAGCGGGCTTAGAAAAGCTCTTCTGCCACTTTTCCAGTTCATCCAGCCGATGTACAAGGGCGTTATACTCTTCAACAGGAACATACTGCTGTGTCGGTGCAGCGGTCTGTTGTGCCTGTTGCGCCTGTATCTGCCGCCACGCTTCAGGGCTGTAAAACTCCTGTACATAGGATTCACAGGTGTCCGGGTTCAGCCTCTTGCAGTAGATCACACCGCTGCGCAGGTCGGGGCAGTAGGTCGGTCTGCCGTATAGGTCGGACGGTATTGCCAAAAATTCTTCCCTGCTGGAAACAGGTCTGCCAAGCAGCCAGCCGCCGTCTTGTGCCGACTGCTGAACAGGCTGCTGCCCATTCATCGGCTGTGGACGCTGCTGCTGCATCTGCTGTACTTGCGTGTTTGGCAGGGGAGTGGCAAGCCCTACCGTGCCTATACCGCCGTAAGGGTTGACAGGCTGCTGCGGAACGTAGGGCGCTCCGGGTGTCGGATAATAGCTCATAATACATCCCTCCTATTGCACCCAGTGTACCACACTGGCAAAAAACGAGAGACAACGAAGGTACAACGAAGGACAAAAAAAGAAAAGCGCCCACACGGAAAAATCCGCATGAGCGCTTAACTGTAAGGATACACACATTGGAGTGCAATGCTAAGATATCACATCATCCAATATATGGCAATGCTTTCGACAAAACTAGTAAGAATAAAACAAAATCCACCAGCCTAAAAGCTGATGGATTATAAGTGAGCGAGTAATCGCCCTGCCACCGAAGTGGCAAAATTGCGTCTCCCGCATGGTACGCACTGCAAGTAGGCGGGCGGGAGACTGTTCAGCGCCGAATCTGGCGACTGCTTTTTTAATTCTCCGTTGAGCACGGAGTTAGCTCTTGAATGACCCACCATGATACGCATTGTTAAGAGGCTCGGCGGGTTCTATTATGTATAATATACCACAAATCGTGCAAAAAGAAAAGCGGCAGACTCTGGAATAGCCTGCCGCTTTGTTGCGTTTGTAGAATCAGCCTTAAACATGCGTCCTACATACACTCAGATCGTAAAAATATTATATCACATATTCAGCATTTTTTCAATGCTTTTCAGTCGGTAGCCTATCGCCGTCCGGCTGTAATGTGTCTGTGCTGCAATGTCCGGCAGCG